TCTTAACTTTGATAGTGAGAAAGTTCGTGCTAGCAATGATAAAGTTTATGCTATTGCTACCACCATTAGTGGTGATGTTCATGCAGCGTATTTTGTTCCTGTTGTTGCTGAAGTTCCCCAAAAAGAACTGACCAAGTATAACAACAAGGGCATGGATGTTGTTGGTGTGAATTGGATGTTGAGCAAGATCAATGCACCTTTCACTGTTGACGAATACTTCACGTTCTTGAAAGAAGTTATCGCTCCTATTCTTCAAGAAATGGGTTTGTGATAGAATAGTAAACTACTGACTGAGTACCTATGAAACCTGTCATCAAATACCAAGGCGGAAAGACTAAAGAACTGCCGTTGATTAAACAACTCGCACCAGAGCAATTCTCCCGCATTGTTGAACCTTTCTGTGGAGGTGCAGCAGTATCATTAAGTTATGGTCATTCGTGTGTGTTGAATGATATCAATGCTGCTGTAATTAACCTGTATAAGGTGATAGGATCGAAGGATTATCCTGCACTGCAAAGTAGAATTGATACGATCAAATCGTATGACCATGATGCACTTGAGCAACAGTATTATACTGCTCGCCAAGTAATCAACCACCCAAGTGATTACAGCAGGTTGGTGTATGCTATCTCATACATTGTTGTCAGACAATTATGTTTCAGTGGTATGGAAAGGTATAACGCAAAGGGTGAGTTCAATGTGCCATTCGGTCACTATAAAAAGTTCTCCTGCAACCTATCACCAGAGCATCATCAATTCTTCTCAACCAAGGTAGAACTTTGTGAGGAAGATGGTGTGGAATTGATCTATCATTGTGATGAGAATGACTTCATCTTTTTAGATCCTCCTTATCTCGATCGTCTGGGTTATAACACTGGAGATGGTGGAAATAGTCTGCATAATAGGTTAATCAAAGCGATGAAATCTACCAAAGCAAAATGGTTATTCATCCACACAGATTGTGAATACTATCGTGATAACTTATCTGAGTTCAATATACAAACTGAAGAGTTTCAGTATGCACAGAACTTTGGTAAGGGAAAGGATCACTCAGGTGCTAAAGTAAAGCACATTTATGTAAAGAACTACTGAGGGGTGTGACAGTTGGCAGACTGTCCACCAAATCGCCCATGGGCAATCTTGGCGTGCTATGGTATGTTCATACAGATGAGAAACGACATGCGAATTGATGTGAAATGCCATGCTGCTCCTTGGGAGAACACAACAACTGATGTAGATCGTGCATACGATCTTGCGTACAGTTTGAGTGAAGAATACCAGTGTGATGTTGATCTTCGTTATAACGAGACTGGCATCATCTTCACCACTGTTTCTAACTACTGATCATGAAGAACTATCGTGTTCAAGTTGAGACTAATGACGGATGTGTGACGGTTTGGTATGAAAAATCAAAAGCAAAGACTGCAGATAAACTGATACTCAATCGTGTTTATAATCAACTCTGTGGATTGAACATCAAAGAAATCAATGTAACTCCTTCTGTGTGATGCAGTATTCTAACCTATCAAAGATTAAACCAAAGTTGAGAACAACTGGTAACATTACTGGTAACTTTGGTCGTCCTAAATCACGGGCAGGATCTACTCTTAGTGGCATCGGTGTTACTAATACTGAGACTGTCAAATGTGTGACGCAAGATGAGTATCTTGCTCGTCTACATTATGCTTTTGATAATACTGACGATCCTAAACTTCGAGAGTTCATTTACACTCAAATCCGCAACATTTACGTTCAACGAGGTACATGGTGATGACTACACTGACGACTGAAAAAGTACTCGATTTTTGTGAAGAATACTGTGAAGTTCTTCGCAACAAACTGATCCAATGGCGGATCAATTTGCATCGCAATTCTATTGGCAAAGGTGATGATGATAGTTATCACGCTAGGAAGATTGATGAACTGGTGAGTGGAATTGATCCTAACATTCCTGAGTATCAGATACAAACTGGCAAGAAGTATGCTCGAATTGTTATGGTTGATGGGCAACGATCTGTTCATGCTTTTGTGAACTTGAGCAATGGAGATGTGTACAAACCAGCATCATGGGCATCACCAGTTAGGGATGCGCGTTATAATTTGCTGCTAGAAGATGCACGCGCTGTGCTATTCAATTCTGTTGATCCTTTCGGTGGTTATCTGTACAAACGATGAAAAAAGTAGGAAACTATTTTGTTAGTGAAAGTGCAATGAATGATCCTGCTGTTGTTGCAGCGATGAAATCTTATGATCTTCGCTTGCAACAAGAGGCAGTCAATCGTGATCGAATTAGACAAGGTAAAACACCACTGGTTCCCTATAAAGTCTGGAACATTTCAGACCGAGATTGAAGAGAAATTGTGCCAGTTCGGGAACTGTCCACCATTCTCCCACAGACGCTCAGATCGGTGCTAATGTATTTACATACAAACAAAGGGAAAAGAAATGAGCACACAACATCGCATTGACAACATCATCGACGCATTGCAAGAAGCACTAACAAAATGTCAATTAGTGAACTATCATGATAATGCAAAGACTGAACAATCTCCTCCTTATGTGCTTGGTTGGACATCATCAACCATCAAAAATGCACTGATTGATCTCAACCAACTCAAGCAAGATCTGAAATGAACTTTCAAATTGTAGACATCGAGTTTGATTTTGAAACTGATGATGAATACGTCTGGAATACTGGTGAGCAACAACAAATCATTGACGAAGTTACTAACACTGTCTGGGAAGCAGATGATGAAGATGATCTAGTTGAAGAAATCACTTGTGCAACTGGTTGGTGTATCAAATCCCTTGATTACATTCATGTTCTAAAGTAATCACTAGCGTCCACAATACGCTAGAAGGTGAAGAGAAATGCTCTAGGGTGTGCCAGTCAGCAAACCGCACACCAAACGCCCTACAGGTGATCCTGCCGTGGTATTGTATATTCATATAAACAAAGGGAGACGAAATGCATCCTTACTACACAACAAACTTCGCAGATCGTGAGATGTTTGCTTATAATTCATACCGTGAAAAACAGCAAGCAGAGATAGCACGGATCAATGCACATCCTGAGCAACGTATGAAATACTGCTTCGAGTTCATTGAAGGCGCTGACGAACAAATGCGTCACAAGTGTTACAACAAGATCGCAGAATACTCTGCAAAACTTGACTGGTCTGAAGCACACTTCTGAGGAATTGATGATGAAAAACACTACCAAAGTTCAAGCACTTCAACAATTCCGTTACAACTGGAAAGTGTTCACTAAGCAACAACCAAAGTGGAAGGATGATGTTATTGCCAAGCGCGAAAGTTGGAACAATTTTGTAGATGCTCTGAACAAAGAAGGTTACATCAGCGACAAACAAGCGATGACATGGGATAATCCTTTCTAAAGAGATTGACGCTCCCAAAGTATAAACCACTCAAAGACACATGAATTACATTTGTATCACCTTTGGTCCTACACTTGCAGATCCAAACTATTGGTGGAATGATAAAGAACGTTTTGAGACACAACGAGCAGCAGAACGTCATGGGATTGAAAAGATGCCGATTGCAGGAACTTTCGGATATGTTGTGATTGAAGAGACAGAAGATAGTTGGGAAGTTGTTGACGAACTGGGAGCACCTGCGAACGCTGTGAGTATCTCCTGCAACAGACTTGGCACCTATTCTGTTCAACCTGCCCCACAACTTAACTTAGTTTGAGAAGCACAATGACACCAGAAAAGCAAAAAGCAATGGAAGAACTTGCAGGGGAGATTGGTGGTTTGGTTGGAAAGTTAATCGGTTCGCTGATTTTCAATGCAATCTTTGCATCGCTGTTGTATGTTATTTTGATCCACTTGGTGGGGGTTTCTGTTACCTATTTGCAAGTGTTTGGCATGGTTTTGATTATTGACTTCATCAAATCTTATATTAAGAAAGTGTAAAGAACTGCCAACCGCTGTGCCAGTTCGGGAACTGTCCACCAAACCGCCAGAACCCCCCGAACCCGTGCTATGGTATACACATACCAAACAAGGGAACACCCCAATGCGTAAGATTGAACTCCAAATGAACACCGCCATCACCAAAGGTGTTGACTTCAAGAGTGCAAACACTGAAGTCATTTCATGCACCAACGTGACGGATGTGTTCCTGCATGGTAATCTGATTGCTCGGATTGGTGAGACTTGGATTGAATTATTCGATGGTGGTTGGCAAACTAAAACCACAAAGTCTCGCCTTAATGCTATTCTGCAAGAGCACGGAAATGGCGACAAGGTGTTTCAGAAAGCAGGAAAGTGGTTTGTCACTTTCACCGACTACCGCAACAATGCTGTCACCGTTCCTTTCTTCTCGGGGATGCGTCTTGCATGATGAAGTATAAGACATTTATCCTGTATCTAAAGGACAAAGGATGTACATTGCATCGCACATCTGGCAAACATCACATCTACACCCATCCTAAGATCAATCGAAACATTGTAATCCCCAAACAGAAAGAAATCTCCCAAGGCGTCATCTACCAAACACAAAAACTCCTCACAAATGTCTAATCAAGTTCGCATCATTGATAAAGTTGGATTGTTCCCAGAAACCAAAGGTAGAGCACGTTATGTAACAGTTAAATCTTATGATCATGCCATGGAGATCATAAAGGAACAAACCAAACTTGGCAACATTGTTACACTCGTATTCTGGTAATCATGGATCAATTTGACTATCAACCAGACTTCGATTATAATGGTACAGAGTGGCAAGATGATATTCTGATTGCACTCAATGAAGAATCGATTGTTGAAAACTTTGATTATGAAACCAATGAACTTCTCAAAACATTCTAAAGACTTCTCCCAGGATTTTATCAATCTGCTTGATGACATGCTGACAGATAGCACGTCCATGGCAGAAACCGACTTTGTAGATGATCTGCTAGATCTTATCAGCGAAAGACTTGTAAGTTTGCACGATTATTATAATAGCAGTCTTGCCAGCGTACAGTATTATCAGAGGCAGATCATGGAACGCAAAGTGAAGTCCCCAGTGCAGCAGGATAATTATCAAGATGTCGTGAAGTTTCTGAATAGCAATACCGAAGTCGCACCTGATGACTGTTAGTATGCTCAAAAGCGCATAGAATAAAAAAGGTTAAAATAAATGTTGTTTGATTGTGGAAAAGGTTGTGAAAAACTTTATAATTTACTGTTGTTCTGTTGATTACTTCTAAGTCCTTATAAATGCCCGCTGCCGTTGTCACCTTAGCGGTCGCACTATAAGACACACACAGTCTCACAAATCTCCCCCGTCCACTATAAGAACCACAGCACACTTTTCCACAGCAAACTTATAAGTTTTCCACACGTTTTTCACAGTTTCTTATAAGTTTTCCACAAGCAGTTTGTGTTACTTTGAGTGACAGACTGCGATCTCAGTGATACCTGTGGAAAACTTCGTTGTCACTTATGGGAATGTGTTTGCCCTTATAGTTACACACTACCATACACCTTCGTTATAACTAACTCATGAGCACTTCGTTGTTGATTTCTGCACTTCGTCTCGGCAACACTGGCAACGAGATCTTGAACATTCTGGATGCACTTGTGTCTGATGAGAATGTTAGCACAGATCAGCAGGTTTGTCAAGTCGCTTATAATGCACCTACAGCAGATGTGATCGATTTCTGATCGTTATTCACCCCGTTCGTTCATTGTCACTTATTGGCAGTGTTTGGGCGGGGTTTCTTATACCGTCGGCGGGCGATGCCTAAAGCTAAAAACGCTAACTACCCTAACCTACAACGAACCAAAAACGCGAACGAGATATAAGGTGTTTCAAAAAATTTTTCAGGTATAAAAAATTCGTACAGGTATTATAAGGGTCTCAAAAAATTTTTTGAATATATAAATCCTTATAAAGGTTTTTATCCATTATGAAATTCTTTTTTTGTGGAGGTAGTAATATAGATCTACGCATAAAAATTCATAATTTAATTCCTGAACAAAAATATCCTCATATTGTATCACAACACTTTAATGCGACACACATTAATGAAGGAACTTCTTCTGGTAGTAATAAAAGATCAATTAGAAAAATTTTTTACGAATATGATATGAATGAATTTGATTTCATCTGTATAGAATTTACTCCATATCCAAGAACAGAATTTTATGATGATCAAGAAAAAAAATGGATAAAATTTGCTTACTCATATCACCCCAATAAAACAAGTGACAAGAATAAAAAGTTAATGACGACATATTATAGTGAAATATATAATGCAGATCACGGAAATTTGCAATATGAAATTGAATTCACAACAATTAAAAAATATTTAACAGCAATAAAAAAACCATTTGCATTAATTAATACAGATTTGCAATACAGAGGGTTTCAAAAACATGATTTTAATGTTGCAGAATACGATACAAATAATTTACATTTAACAGATATTGGACATAAAATGATCGCAAAAAATATAATCAAACATTATGAAAATTTTTTACAACGGTGATAGTTGGACATGGGGATATAATTTAGAAAACCGTGAGTTGCGTTATCCATCTCTTATCGATCAGCATTATGATGCTAAAAGTGTTGATCTTAGTATTCATGGCTGTTCTAATAGAACCATTCTTAGAACAACATTAGAACAGGATATAGAAAAATTTAATCTTGGAATTATTAATTTAACTTACAAAAATAGAACAGAATATTATAATTGGGAAACGTGTAACTGGGAGTTTTTCAATATGGGACGACATAAAAGATTTCAAAACAAATCAATTGTCTCTAAAAAAATGCAAGAATATTATGAATATGTTTACACTGATATTTACGGGGAGACTGATGAATGGATCGCATACACAGCAATAAAAAATTATTTTACCCTGCATCAAGTTCCATTAATTCTCACAACTAGCCAAAAAACTTCCACCCTAAATTATGATCTAATCCTAAATACTCAAGATATTTCTAGATGTAATATAAGCATACATCCAAATGAAATTGGACATAGAAGGATTTATGAAAAGATTATTACACTGGTTCAGGATAAAATATAAATTATGGAAATTACGTAGAGAAGATCCTTATATTTACGAAGACTAAATGCATTATAATTTACTATTCAATGGATGCAGTTTTACTTATGGAATTGAACTTCAAGGAATTGATAATAATTTAGATAAACAAACAAAGAATAGATTTTCTCATTTAGTTTCAGAGAAATTAAACTTAACGTATCAAAATATATCCAATCAAGGAGTAAGTAACGATTGGATTGTAGAAAGCACAATCAAATGGTTTGAAGAAGGTAATACTTGTGATATAGCAGTTATACAATTAACGGCAAAAGCAAGAACTGTTTGGTATAAGAACAATAAGGCATTTAATTTTGCTCCAGGGTTAATAGTAGATAAAAAATATTTAAAATTTCCAATACTTGATTATTTCTTAGAACATGGTGCATTAGATCCTCTTAGATTATACTATAAAAAAGTATATTCTGATTATATGGGGGATCAGAATTTTTATAAAAACTTATTTTTATTGGAAAATTTTTTTAAAAATAAAAAAATAAAAACAATATTTTTATCTTTGTGTAAAATTCCAAAACCAAACGATGGTTGGAAATCTTTATGCAAAACAAAAAAGATACAGCATATTATTAATACTGGAATGGAAGGACATCCTATAGATGAAGATCCACTTGATTATGGGTTAATTGGTAACAGATATACTAACCCAGAAAATTTCTGTCCAGAATTATATCAAAGCACAAAAAATTATGATTTAATTGGAACACGCCCGAATGAACTAGGACACCAAAAGATTGCGGACTATGTTATTGAGCAAATTAATATCCATAATCAATAGGTGTTCCCCAATCTGCTGGCAGGCATCCATGAAATTTTTCAAAATCATCATAAATTGGACTGAAAAATTTCCTCATATAATTATAAAGATCTTCTGTTAAGATCTCCCAGTCAGATGTGTGCTGATCTTCTAGGAAGTCTAACTTTGGTGCGTTAATTCCTTTATCTGGGACAAATACGCATGGATGGATATGCTCAAGTTTATATGAAATAAACTGTTCTAATTTTGATATTTCATCTTTTTTCTTATTAAAAAAGTCTTCCATAATAAGATAGCAAACATTGTCACTTCCAAAAATAGAATTTAAATCGCCAATTACGTTTGCATAATTTGTACTTATGCTACTTAAGTAATTTTTATTAAACATTATATTTTCAATCAAGTAATTTGTTACTGATTTATTTGATGCAAGTTCAATAAAATTTTCAGGTCTATGATATCGCTCTGGAGAACCAACCTCAATTGTGTTACTAATAAGATGTTTTCTATAATATGAAGAGTTTTCAATAGAAAAACATCGTCTTACTGGATCTCTAAGCATTAGCAAAACTTTTACATCAAAATGTTCAGATAGAACTTGCTTTACATTTGTAAGAAATTTTTCTTCTATGACTAATTGATTACAATTTGAAAAGTCAGCAACAGCAGTGTAATCGTTTCCAATGTATTCTGACAATTTTAAATAGTATTCAACATAGTTTTCAATAGATGGAACTTTAAAAAGTTTTTCTACTTCATCTTTAGAAAACTTATATCCAATTTTAAAATAATCATAATGAAAATGATCTGGATTTAAGTTGAGTGTTCGAGACTTAATACTTTCATAATGTTCAAGAAAGAAATCAACATCTTTCAATGCCATCAAAGGAACATCAGTTTTATAAACAAAAGTAGGATCAAAAATCCTACGCAAATATCCGCATTCTTTATGAATTCCTGTATGTAAATATTTTTGACTTCTAGTTAATGTATAATATAGCGATGTTGTACCACACCAAGACGCTCCAAAAAATAAAATAAATTGTCGTTTCATACTCATTAATAAATATTTCAAAATCTATTAGTATCTATATATGATTATTTTCTATAATGGATGTTCCTGTACTTGGGGAGATGAATTGCAAAATAGAGAGCAAGAAAGATATAGCACATTAGTTTCTAATCATTATAATACACCACACGTTAATATTTCTGAATGTGGTATTAGTAATGACGCAATTGCTCGTACTACAATGGAGTGGTTTGCTAATGGCAATACTTGCGATTTGGCAATTATTCAATGGACCGTTATATCTCGTATTGATGGATATGATCGTGCAAAAGAAAAATATATTTGTGTTACAACGCAAACACAAACTAAATGGGCAGAATATTATAGAAAATATTACCACGACCAACTTGGATTTGATGCGCTATTCAAAAATTATTATTTGCTAGAGCAATTTTTTATTCAAAAAAATATACCATATTTTTTCATTATTCATGATTGCTGGGACCAAATACTTCCAAGTGTTTGGAACAATTATATCAAGGAAAAAAATTATCACTATATGAGAGGAAATTCTAATTTTTTAAACATAATACTAGACAAAGAAATATACTTTGAAGGTACAAAAGGTCATCCAAATTCCTTAGGACATCAAGCTATTGCAAATTATATTATAGATAATATTGGAAACTTCCAATAAAAAATAAATGCTACTCTCTTCTGCAGATGAGTATCTTTATCAATTGCAAGCGAGCAACAAAGCGGACGCAATTAGACTATGGAGAAAGGCAATCAAAGAAGCATGGAATAATTGTTGCGCATATTGTGGTGAAAATAAGGAACAAATGACAATTGATCATGTCATTCCACAGTCCTTAGGCGGCACAGATGAATTAATGAATGTAGTTTGTTGCTGTGAAGAATGCAACCGTGACAAGTCACACACTGAGGTTGAGATTTGGTATTTTCAGCAATATTTTTTTTCTCAAGATCGTTGGGATAAAATTGAAGAATGGAGAACGCCAAAAACAACAGGCACTAAAAAAAAATATGTAAGAGGTAAAAATGGAGTGCCTACTAGATCAATTTTACAATAAAATAAAAATTTAAACTAATAAATATATAAAGTTATCTTGTTGTACAAATTATGCACGTCAATATTTTTTCTAATGGTGACATAGCTTTGCATTGTGGTGGATGTGATGCTGAAATCGAAGCAGAAAGTCATTATATCAATTTAATCGGACAAAAACTTAATAAGACTTATAAGGATATTTCATATAATGCAGCATCGAATGATCGAATTGCAAGAACAACAATCGAGTGGTTTGAGAGCGGCAATACTGCAGACTTTGCGCTTATTCATTTTACTGAAGATTTTAGAATTGAGCACATTGCTGCTGAAAATAAATATCAAGATTGTACTCCCTATGGAGTAAAACATCATCAATATCCTACAAATGTGTATAAAGATTATGATAATTATTATGAAAAAATATTTAATCCATTTATAGGTAGTGATAACTTTTACAAAAACCAATTTCTTTTGGAACTTTATTTTGAAAAGAAAAATATTCCATACTACTTTTTAAAGTTGATGGTATGCGATACCCCATCTCCATGGAAGAATTGGTGTAAAACTCAGGATATTACTGCTACCGTTTACGCCAATAGTTTGCTTGATACACAACAAAATAAACCAGAGCACTATCATCACCATCATCCATCTGAATTAGGGCATCAGATTATTGCAGACTATGTTATTAACAATATTAAAGATCGAATTTAATTGATGGAAAACACTGAAGAAAATAAAGTTATTTGCCCATTACCATTTGTAAGAATTTACAATAATTTAGACGCTGCTGCTTATTCTCCATGTTGTTGGTCAAATCATTGGGAAGATGCTCAATATAATATTTACAATACTTTACCCTTAGAACATTTTACTGGCGAAGTTTTTAACCGAATCCGAAAAGAGATGTTGGAGGGGGAAAAAACAGAATTTTTAAAAGGATATTGCAATTCTTGCTGGAAAAAAGAAGAACAATATCAAAATTCCCCTAGATTAGAATTTAAAAATTTTGCTCGTAAACATAATGTTTATGAAGATTTTTTTGATAAAGATGGAAAACTTTTAGATAACAAGAAAAGATTTATTCAAATATGTATTAATGTTTATGGTAATCATTGCAATTTAGAATGTTATGAGTGTTTGCCGCCCAATTCTTCATCTAGACAATCTAGATTAAATAAATTAAATGACCCTAAAATAAGTGCTGCGTTTAATTATCGCCAATTTGATCATAAAGCGCTAATTCCTAAAGAACAGTTTAAAAGAATTGTTGATGAAATTATATTATATTCCTATAAAATTAAGGCTATTGAAATCGTTGGCGGAGAGCCAATGATAATGAATGATCATTTTTTCTTATTAGATAAGTTAATTGAGTGTGGGGAATCAGAGAATATAGAACTAGTCTACGTGTCAAATATGACACTAATGAATTTATTGAAAATGAAAAAATATTTTGATAAATTTAGTTACACTAGAATTCAATGGAGTATCGATGCATTAAAAGAAAGAAATCATTGGTTAAGATACCCAACTGATTGGGATAAAACACTAAAAAATGTTGTTGAGGTTAAAAAATATCTAACAAAAACAAATAAAGGTTCCTTAAAACCTACAATTACTCCAAGTTTATTCAGTATAACTACATTTAAAGAAACTTATGATTGGTTGGTATCTAGCGGATATATGCTTTCAGATCAACATCATTATAATATGATTGGAAATCCTAAATTTTTAAGTCCACAACATTTGCCACAAGAATTAAAAGAAAAAATTGCCCCTGAGGTTTTCAAAATATCAAAAGTTCATTATAATCAATTAATGTCTGATAGAGATGAAAATAGTTTTCAGTTGGCAGTAGAATATGCTGATAAATTAGATAAGCAAAGAGGAACAAATTGGATAACTACATTTCCAGAAATTGCAGAATATGCAAAATAAATATAAAAAAAGAAACTTTTAGTTAATCTATAATGGCATACAATGTTTATATAGATCAAATGATTGCGTTTGAAAACCTTACAAAAGAAGATGCTGAACAACGTGCAAAAGAAATTCAGCAAATGATTTTTGCTGGTATCCCAACACAATATACAACTGAACAAATTAAAGTATTGGAGATTAAACAATGAACCCGATTGCAAGATTGATTAGATGGATTAGAGGAGAATATAAGTTGTGGAAACTTCGTAGACAAGATCCTTACATTTATGAAAATGAAGATTGATCATGATTGGTATAAGTGAAGGATTTCATGATGCTGCAATATCAGTAGTAAACGATGGTAAGATTAAGTTTGCTGCTCATGCAGAACGATATTCTAGAATAAAGCATGATAAACATTTAAATCTATCAGTATGTGCAGAAGCATTATCGTATACTGAAGATGATATTGTATCTTTTTATGAGCGTCCTTGGATAAAGCGTACTCGTCAATTATTTGCAGGGCAGTATAAGAGTGCTTTTAAAAATAGAAATATCTATCTAACTCCTTCACAATATTATCCACATCATCTTTCCCATGCTGCTGCAGCATTTCAGACATCACCCTATCAAGATGCTGCATGTGTTGTCGTAGACAGTATTGGAGAATGGGATACTGCATCTATCTGGAGGGCTCAGATGGTGGAAGGACGTGCAAAGTATAAGAAAGTATGGTGTCAAAGATATCCCAATTCTATAGGTCTTTGGTATTCATCTTATACAAAATGGGCAGGTTTGAAACCCTTAGATGAAGAATATATCTTTATGGGGATGGCAGCGTTCGGTAAGCCCTTATACGTCGAACAAGCTCGTAACCTGCTCTCTAGAAATAATCATAAAGGCTTTACAATCTCTCTTGAAGGAACACCAGAAGACAACTCTAAGAGTGCAGAAGTTGTCTTAGAGGAAAGACTGAAAGAAATTTTTAATAGAGCAAAGAAAATTTCGAGTAATATTTGTTATGGTGGAGGAGTTGCCTTAAACTGCGTAGTGAATACTAAGTTACAGGAGATGTGTAACCTGTGGATTATGCCTAATCCTGGAGATGCTGGAGCTTCTTTAGGAGCAGCTTTATTATCTTATGGTGGCAAAGTAATCTTTAATCCTTATTTGGGTTATGATATACAACGTTATATTGATCCTAAAGAGGTTGTTGACATATTACTACAAAAAGGGATCTGTGGGATTGCAAACGGACCTGCTGAGTTTGGACCACGGGCTTTGGGTAATAGAAGTCTTCTAGCAGATCCTAGGACGCTTGAAATGAAAAATAAAGTTAACGAGATAAAGAAGCGTCAAAAGTTTCGTCCTTTTGCTCCAGTCATTCTAGAAGAGCATTGTCAGAATTATTTTGATATGCCTTCAGAAAGTCGTTATATGTCTTACGTATACAACTGTAAGCGTCCACAAGACATTCCTGCATGTATTCATGTAGATAATAGTGCTCGTGTCCAAACGGTTCCTATATGGTCTTCTAGCATCATCAGAGTAATTTTAGAGTGTTGGTATGAAAGAACTGGATGCCCAATTCTTCTTAATACATCACTTAATATTAGAGGTATGCCAATTGTTAATGATTGGAAAGATGCTAAAAAATTTTCTAAAAAATATTTAATTAATGTACTTTAAATAAATAATTTACAATTTTAATCGTATATTTTTTATTATGAATAATCCAGTTATTTGTATACAGCCATTCAATAACATTTATAATGCTCCAGGAAAATCATATTCTCCTTGTTGTTGGGGTGGTTTATTTAATTATTCTCCAGATGAAGTTTTACCATTATCGCATTTTACTAGCGATGAAATGAATAGAATTAGAAAAGAAATGCTTAATGGAGAAAAAACGGAGTTTTTAGAAAAATTTTGCAGCAAATGTTGGCAAAAAGAAAAGGAATATGGACATTCACCTAGATTAGATGAGGTTGTATCAAAATCATTTACAGATAATTTTAATGAAGATGGAGTTTTAGGGAAGTGTAATCAAAGATTTTTAAAAATTTCTCTTAATATTTTTGGAAATCAATGCAATTTACAGTGCTATGAGTGTTTACCTAATAACTCTTCATCAAGAATTTCTGTAATGAAAAAATTGGACCCACAATGGTCAGATCCTAAAAATTTTCCACATTTTAATGATAAAGAATATGATTTAAAAAAAACAAGGCAAGAACAGTTCAACGATGTTGTTAATAATCTTGTTGACAATGCCGATAAAATCAGAACTATTTCCGTAGTTGGTGGAGAGCCTATGTTAATGAAATCTCATTTCCATCTTCTTGATAGATTAATTGAATGTGGTCATTCTAAAGAAATTTCATTAAATTACTGCTCTAATATGACTGTAACAAAATTATCAAATATGAAAAAATATTTTGATAATTTTAAGTCTACATTTCTTCAATGGAGTGTTGATTCAATAGGAGAAAGAAATACTTGGTTAAGATATCCAACCAATTGGGAAGAAACCTTGTTAAATGTATTTGAAATAAAGACATATTTACGAAGCAATTTACTAGGAATTATAGAATCAACTATTACACCAACAATTCTCAGTATTACATCATTCAAAGATACATACAACTGGCTATTAGAAAATGAATTAATTTCTATTAAAAATAAGCATGTTAATGTGGTATCTAGACCAGAATTTTTGCGTCCACATCATTTACCACAAAAGCTTAAAGAAGAAATTTCAGAGGATATATTAAAAATTTCAAAATACAGATATAACCAACTCATGGAAACTGGCGATGAGCAAATGTTTAAAAAAGCAATAGAATATTGTGATGCATTAGATAAGCAAAGAGGAACAAATTGGAGAACTACATTTCCAGAAATTGCAAAGTATGCGGATTGACGTATTCTAAATAACGTGGTATCATAAATTTGGGTGATACCCGTTTACGTAAACAAAACAATTGAAGTATATTCATGGCAAAAGGTTTTAAAGTGGTTACAAAACCACCAGTATCATCGTCAAATAGTTCAGACGATTTCAATTTAGAAGAAGCAAAAAAAATTATTAAAGACAAAAGCATTGTTTTTTGTCTTCCTGGTAGGGGAGTTTCATATACGTATCTCAAAAATTTTGTACAACTTTGTTTTGATCTTGTACAAAATGGAGCAAGCATTCAAATTTCGCAAGACTATTCTTCAATGGTCAATTTTGCCCGTTGTAAGTGTCTTGGTGCTAATGTTCTTCGTGGACCAGATCAACTTCCTTGGGATGGAAAACTAAAATATGATTATCAACTATGGATTGATAGTGATATTGTTTTCAATACGGAATCTTTCTATCGCTTAGTATGGATGGATAAAGATATCTCTTGTGGTTGGTATGCAACTGAAGATGGTGTAACAACATCAGTTGCACATTGGCTTGAAGAGGATGATTTTAAAAATAATGGTGGTGTTATGAACCATGAAATGGTTGATGGCATTCAAAAGCGTCGCAAACCATTTACTGTTGATTATACTGGATTTGGTTGGACTCTTATTAAGTACGGAGTGTTTGAGCATCCTGAAATGAAATACCCCTGGTTTGCTCCGCAAATGCAAGTGTTTGAATCTGGGGAAGTTCAAGATATGTGTGGTGAAGACGTTTCATTCTGTTTAGATGCAATTAAGGCAGGATTTGAAATCTGGTGTGATCCTGTATGTAGAGTTGGTCACGAGAAGACACGAATTATCTAATATAATAAGGAATATTTTGTGTCGAATTACACATGGAAAAATACGATATATACTGTCAGGGGAGAAAAATTTATTCTTCTGTAACGGAAGAAGAAATGATGGAGATTACGCAAGAACTTGCGGATCAATTTTACCAAAATGGTACTCCCCATCCTGACGATATCGTGGTAGAATATCTTGGTTACGACGTTGAATAAATTATGGCAATAAAAAAATCTATGAGTGGTTCAAATATTATTGAATCATCTCCAAAAAATACTCGTCAGGGACGCTCAAAAAACACAAAAATTTCTGCAACAAGTAGAAATAGTGCTAAAAAGCGTTATAGAGGTCAAGGAAAATAATTCATGATTAATGCATTGGTTTGAATTCCACTTCACATCGTTTATCGAAGATGGAGTTTATCCATACAGACAATAGAATATGTCTATCAACATTATTAATGTCATTGATGGTTACATCAGCAGTGATAAAGTTAACTGACGCTTCAATAACAATTGATAAATTACTAACATCATATAAAAAATAAGATATACATAAGACAGGAGATTTTTCCTGTCTTTTTTATTTTTATGGCATATCTAAATCACAATCTTCCTACATTTACTTGCTATATTCGTAATGAATTTCTTTTCAATCACACAAAAGGATTTGGAGAAGTAACTTTATGTGATGTACATTCAGTTGCATCATTAGAAAAACATGTTCCTCTTTTTGAAGCATTTTTAGAAAATGGTGTAAATTGGACAAGAAGACCAATACATGCTTTTTGTTGGAAATCCGACGCACCAATTCAAAAACTTGAAGAGTGTATGTGGTGGGATTGTTTTTCTCCTTATGTTGATGTTCAAGTTCGTTCTAGACTTGCAAATTTACGTGCTGATCTCATTAATTACCGTGGTGAAAAAAATCAAGGTGTTTATATGTTTACCTTGGATTGGTCGTGGGAATCCAAATCTTGCTTAAATACTAACTTTAGCGAAACACCAGAGCATAAATGTGCTCATTTTTTTAAAATGGATAATGGAAATTATTATGCATACCCAAATAATAAAATTATTTGGTGTGATGATGCTTGGATAAAAAATAGAATAGATAAAAATCCAGGATATATAATTGATTTAACAGAATATTCAGTTGAAAACTTAAGAAAAATTGAAACTTCAGATGATTTTATGTATGAAGTGAAAATTTGAGCGATAGAAACCGCTATAAAAGTTCTGATTAACCATAATCAGAATAGAAAAATGGAACTTCAGGGGCAAAAAACTCATAATTTAATTATTCAAAATAAACTTCATGAAAAAATTCGTAATGATGAAGATTATGATGACTGGGAATATGGTACAGAACCTACTTATGGAATGCCTATAAATACGAATAAATAGACGAAGATCTTATAAAAAGTGCCTCTTCAAAAAATTTCTAGGGGTTTCAAAGATATTTCTTTATCAATGAAACGTCATCCAGTTACAAACGATATTCTTCCTTTAAAAAATGAGGATGCTATTAAGCGTTCGGTTCAAAATTTAGTAAGAATTAAGATTGGAGAGGTATTTTTTAACAATTTAATTGGGACTAGAATTAGTGGGGCACTTTTTGAACTAGCGACAACTGATTTTACTGATCCAATAAAAACTGAAATTGAGACTGTAATAACAAATTATGAACCAAGAGTTATACTAAAAACCGTTGAAGTTGATCCAGATCCTGATAATAATGCCTTAGACATCACGATATCTTATGACATAGTTGGTTTATCAACGCCCACACAAACAATTACATTCATCTTAGAACCAACTAGACTATAATGGCACTAACACAATTTACAAATCTAAACTTTGAGGATATAAAAACCTCAATTAAAGATTATTTGAGAGCAAATACTAATTTTACAGATTATGATTTTGAGGGATCTAATCTATCAGTCATTATAAATCTACTTGCATATAATTCTTATATTACCGCCTATAACACAAATATGGTGGTGAATGAAACATTTATAGATTCTGCGACATTGCGTGAAAATGTTGTTTCTCTTGTTCGTAATATTGGATATGTTCCTAGGTCAAAGCGTGCAGCAAAAGCAACTGTAGATTTTTTTATTAGTGGAATTTCTACTTCAACAGATACAATTTCATTTCAACCAGGAATTGTTGCAAATGGAAGTGTTTCTGATGTAAATTTTATCTTCTCTATACCAGAAAAGGTTACCGTAGCAGCAGAAAATGGTAATTCTTTTGGTAGTTTAGAGATTTATCAAGGGCAATATCTAGAAAATTCTTGGATTGTTAATAATTCTCAACCAAATCAACGTTATATAATCCCGAATAATAGTGTTGATACATCGACTTTGCGTGTGCGGATAAAAAACACGTCTACAGATACTACCTCCACAGAATATCAATTAGTTGATAATATTCTTGGTATCACCTCAACATCAAATATTTACTTGATTCAAGAAACAACAGACGAAAAATATGAAATTTTGTTCGGGGATGGAATTTTTGGTAAAAAGTTACAATCTGGAAATGTAATTACTGCGTCTTATATCAAAACAAACGGTAAAGATGGCAACGGGGTCTCTGATTTTAGATTTACTGGTACTATTTTTGATGAAAATAATGCCAATATAACCTCTTTTATTGTAGATTTAGCCACACAAATCCCATCTGAAAACGGAGATGGTATAGAACCAGTTGAAAGTGTCAAATATTATGCACCTAGACTATATTCATCTCAACATAGAGCAGTAACTGCAAGTGATTATGAGGCGATTTTACCCACTTTATATCCAAACATAGAAAGTGTTAGTGCATATGGTGGAGAAGATTTAACTCCACCACAATATGGAAGAGTTTTTATTTCTGCTAAACCGAGAAATGGATCATTTTTGTCAGATTTTACTAAAAAACAACTTTTACAATCTTTAAAGAATTATTCGGTTGCTGGGATCGTTCCTCAATTTCAAGATTTAAAATATCTTTACGTGGAAATAGATAGTTACATTTATTATAATACAAATTTGATTAGTGATTCGAATAATTTAAAGACGGACATAGTTTCTGCTATGACATCTTATGCAAAAAGTGCGGAAATGAACCAATTTGGTGGAAGATTTAAATATAGTAAAATTTGTTCATTAATTGATAATGTAAATACTGCAATTACTTCAAATATTACAACTGTAAGAATTAGAAGAGACTTAGTTGCAAAAATAAACAATCCAGCACAGTACGAATTGTGTTTTGACAATCAATTTTACTCTGGAAGAAATGATTATAATATTAAAAGTACAGGATTTGATGTTCTCAATGTAGATGGAACTTGTTATTTTTCAGATAAGGTTGTTAATGGATCTAATATTGGTAATTTGTTTCTTTTCCAGATAATTTCTGATGACGAAATTAATATTCTTTCAACTAAATTTGGAACAGTAAATTATATCACTGGCGAAATCCTTATAGATACTGTAAATATCACTTCAACAAGTTTACCAGATAATATTATTGAAGTTCAGGCAATTCCACTATCAAATGATGTTTTAGCGAGAAAGGAATTATATTTGCAACTAGATATTTCTAAGAGTAATTTCTATATGAAACAGGATAGTATCTCTTCAGGTGCAAATACTTCTGGAACAAGATTTGATATACAGTCAAGCTATCAAAACGGTAAGAAAACAAGATAACAGATGATTGAAACCTCCTTATCCAAAGTCAAAATCAACGAAATTATTCAGAGCCAAATTCCTGAATATATTGATGTTGAAAATCCTTATTTTGGCGAATTTCTAAAACAATATTATTACTCTCAGGAGTATCAGGGAGGTTCAGTTGATATTGCAGATAATTTAGTTGAATATAAAAATTTAGACTATTTAAATACAAGAAATCTTATTGGATTTACATCATTAACATCATATATTAGTGGTATTGATGAAACCATTTATGTACAGTCAACTGACGGCTGGCCAAAGCAATGGGGATTATTAAAAATTGATAATGAAATTATCACTTATACGGGTATTGGATCTACTGTATTTACTGGATGCGTTCGTGGATTTAGTGGTATTGAAAAAAATACAAAAACTAATCAACCTGAGTATCTAACATTTACTTCTAGTGGAATTGCAACCCATGCATCTCAAGCAAGAGTTGAAAATCTTAGCAATATATTTTTAAATGAATTTTTAAACAAATTAAAAAAACTAGTTCTTCCTGGATTTGAAGAAAGAAATTTATATGGTGATTTAAATCAAAGCAATTTCATTAGACAAGCAAAAGATTTTTATAAATCCAAAGGAACAGAAGAAGCATTCAAAATTCTCTTCAAAGCATTATATGCTGAAGATGTTGAGATGGTTCAACCGCAAAAATTTGTTATTAAACCATCAGACGCAGATTTTATTGTAAATGATATATTAGTTTGTGAATCTGTTAGTGGAGATCCTACAAAAATTGAAGGCCAAACGCTATTTCAAGATACAAATCCATTACAAACGAGTGGATCAATTTATAATGTTGAAAAAGCAATTATAGATGGTAAAACTTATTATAAAGTCGCTATTTCTAAAGGAACAACAATAGGTAAGTTTCTTCAGGTAGGAAAAACTTTTGTTACAAAGACTGCTGGTGCTGGATCTACAATTCTAAATGTAGATAGTACAATTGGTTTCGATAAATCTGGAGATCTTATATACGAAAATATTGAACTTACATATGCAGATAAAAATTATACGCAGTTTCTTGGTGTTTCTGGAATAACGACAACTGTAGGTATTGGATCAACAGTCTTTGCATCTGGTCTCCAGGCGTATTCTTATGAAAATGGAGATCTTGATAATCCTGTTTACCTAAACATATTAGGATCTATTAATAATTTTGTTGGATATGGAATAAATCAGCAAGAAGAAAGTGATATTAATATATTAACTTTAGGTATTGAGCAAAAAGATACTAGATTTACTTCTTGGATTTACAATACTCCAACAAAATACAATGTTGACACTATCAATTCATTAGGATCAAATGTTTACGAGTTTAAATTTTTTATTGATCATGTTTTATATGTTGGGGATACATTAGAAATTATAGACGAAGATAATAATATTATTATTGGAATATTACTTCAGATAATTAATAATAAAATCATACAAATCAATTCCACTTCTTTAGATTTATCCAAAAAATATTTTGTAAGAAGACAATTAAAAACAAATAAAGGATATACTGCAGATATTCAAAATACATATGCATCTGGATCTGATGTATATGTTGCATCAAATAGTCTTCCTCACTGGAATATAAATCCTCAAAAAAGAATTAAAAATTTTAATATATCTGGAGTTACGACAAGTACCCAAATTATTATCACAGATCATCACTTTAATGATGGTGATCTTGTAGTATATAATCCAGTAAATACGAATACTTCATTATCTGGATTAAGCACTGGTCAATCATATTATATCCGTAAGATAGACGATAATGTAGTTTCACTAGCGTATTCATTAGAAAATGCTCGTAGAGGTCAATATATAACAATATTTGGATCGAATGATTTATCTACAATTACTACACATTCCTTAACTCCATATAATGTTGGATTTTCTACAATAGGAGCACAAAAGATATTAAGAAAGTTTTCAGTTCCTAAATTTGGTGATATTAAATCAGAAACAATTCAGGGTGGAATTGGTTTGTTTGTTAACGGTGTTGAAATTTATTCATATAAATCCTCCGATAGAGTTTATTATGGTCCAATCCAATCAATTAGTGTTTTAAATGCAGGATTTGATTATGATGTAATCAACCCACCAAGACTTTCAGTTTATCAAGATGGGCACTCTGGTGTAGGTGCATCTGTTATTGCACATGTATCAGGAACTATTAAAGAAATTCTTGTTGATACTGAAGGTTTAGATTACATTTCAGCACCATCTGTTTATATTTCTGGTGGAAATGGTTCTGCTACTGCAGAAGCAAAAATGAAATTAGTTCCACATCAAGTGGATTTTGACAGTACTAGTACTGGTGGTATTGTAAATACCACCACTGATAAATTTACCTTCACAGAGGCACATGGATTTAAGCATGGTGAAGAGATCATTTATGAAACTCGTGGAACTACTCCCATTGGTATTGGAACAACTCCAGGAACATTAATCAATGGGGCATCTTATTTTGTAATTAAAAATAATGATTATACTATATCTCTAGCAGAAACAAGACAAAAATCTCTTGTTGGTATTGCAACACTTGATATTATTTCTAATGGCGAAGGATTTCATTCATTTTATACTAAAGAAAGAAGATTAAAGGTCGATAAAATTTATGCTATTAAAAGTAGTGTATTCTACAATAAAGAAACTACGACAACCCCCGTTGGTATTAATACATTTACAGATATAATCACAATTAATAATCATGGATATAATTCTGGCGAAGAGCTGAAATATTCAACAACAGGATTAGCAATTGGTGGATTAAGTACAACTACCAAATATTACGCCATAAAAGTCGATAGCAATCAATTTAGAGTATCTATTTCTACCAGTTTGACGAACTATGTTGGATTGACTAGTATTGGATCTGGTTATCATATATTCAACTATCCACCAATTACGGTTACATTAAGTGGTTCTCAGGGAATCACAACATCAAATGCTACTGCTACACCAATTGTTAGAGGATCAATATCTTCAGTCCATGTAAAAAATTCTGGTAGTGATTTTGGATCAACAATTATTAATGATAACTACAAACCAGAAATTAAAATTATTGAGGGATCTAATGCTTCACTAAGACCATTTATTATTAATGGAAAACTAGATTCTGTTATCGTTAAAAGTGGTGGATTAAATTATTTTAGCGTTCCAGATATTATTATTTCTGGTGATGGTGTCGGTGCTAAAGCAAAAGCAAATATTTTAAATGGTCAGATAATAAGTGTTGATATTATTGATTCTGGTATAGGATATAGTGAAAACTCAACAGTTATCACAGCAACTACGCCTGGAGAAGGTGCAATATTTTCTTCAAATTTAAAAGAATGGAAAATTAATCAGGTAGAAAGATATGCAAAAATTGGTGATGTAAATTCTGATGATGGTTTTTATGAATCTATGCGAAGTTCTAAACTTGGAAATCCATATGTAAATTACTATGTTCCAAGAAATTTAAGAAATTTTTTAAATGATACTGGTATTCAACATTCTCCAATCTTGGGATATGCTTACGATGGAAGTCCTATTTACGGACCATATGCATATGCAAATATTGATGGTACAGGACCATTAAAATATTTACAATCAAGTTATGTAAAAATATCTGGCGCACGAGTAGATGGTCCAGATATTTTACAATATCCGATTGGATTTTTTGTAGAGGATTACAATTATGTCCAAGGTAGTGGAGATCTAGATGAACATAATGGTCGCTTTGCAATTACACCAGAATATCCTAATGGAGTATACGCATATTACACAACAGTATCTTCATCTGTTATTAGCAATAGTGGAAATCCTTTCAATGGAGCAAGACAACCAGAATTTCCATATGTAATTGGCAATACTTATAATTTTTCTCCAAATATTTTTAATTACGACTACAATTCAACTCAAGATATAGATCCAGTTTCATTAAATTTAATTAGAAATACCAATTCGTATAAAATTAATGACGGATATGAATTTATTAGTAATACCATTAAAAATACATTTGTACAATCAAAAATTTCTAAAATAAAGTTTGGTAGCGTAGAAAAAATTGATGTTGTAGAAAGTGGTATAAACTACAATGTTAATGACAAAATTATATTCGATAATACAAATACTTCAGGATTTGGTGCAATTGCAAAGATATCGAAAATTGTCGGTGTGGGTGTAACTAATATTACATCTACGACTACATCCGTCAATAATCTAACTTTAGTGTGTAATAATAACACAGTAACAGCAATTTCTACTCAACCACACAATTTTATTGATGGATCTTATGTATCAATAGTTGGAATTGGATCAACTGTTTTTAATAAACTTGGTGGAACCCATCGAATAAATGTACAATCTGTTAGATCTGGATTGGGAACATCGATGAAAATAGTTGGATTAACATCTAGTTTATACATCAAAGATAGTGTTACTAAATTTGAGGTAAATGATATATTAAAAGTTGATGACGAACAATTTCTTGTTATGTCTATCGACAGACCAAATAATAGATTAAATTTATTAAGAAACTATAATGGCACTGTTGGACAAGCTCATACTGCAGGTGCTGAAATAACAAGACTTGAGACAAAATTTACTTATGAATTAGATAATGTTGTAAATTTATCTACACCAAAGAATGAAACTGTGTTTTTTGATGCTTCTTCTGTTGTTGGAGTTGGACTATCTTATGGGGTTGGAATAGGAACAACAATTTCTTATATTGGAGCCGGAGATACTACAAAGTCAATTTTTATCCCAACTAGAAGTATTTTCCTACCAGATAATCCATTGGTTCATGGTGAAGAAGTTTTTTATAGTCCAGGTGCTGGTACTTCATTGACATATTCACTCAATGGAAGTACGACTTTTCCAATGCCATCCAAAATGTATGTGCAAAAACTTACAAAAGACTTAATTGCACTTACAACTGCAAAAACAGGTATAAATTCTGATTTATCAAGAGTTTTCTTTAATGGAAATATTGGTATTGGAAATAGTCACTCGTTTACAACAAGAAGAAATATTGTTTCATGCGATGTTGAAACTGTAAATGTTGTTGTATCCACAGCATCTTCTCATGGATTAAGACCAGATGATACAATTGATTTAACCGTTGTTTCTACTGCTACAAGTTCAGTTTCTGCATCTTATAATTCTATTACTAGATTTGTAAGTATTGCATCATCAATTAATCCAAGTTTGAATGTATCTTTAGGTGATTACTTAGAATTTGATGTTTCAGATCCAAGTCTGTTAAATACAAAATTAGATTTTTTCTTAGATAAAAATTACACTAAAAAATTTGTTGGATCTGGTGTTTCATCGTTAGAAATAACAAATAAATTTGCTCCAGGAATTACTTCAGCAACAACTACAATTCATTTTACCGAGAAAGTTCCATCAGTTTTATATTACAAATTTACGTCGTTAATTCCAACAAAAATTATTGAAATTAATAAAGATATTGATAATTTTTCAAAAATTATTGTAAATCCTAGTAAATTTACTGGGACACATTCATTAACAACAACCACAAACCAATCCTTCACTTTTAATATATTTGAAGTTCCTGAAAGAATAGGATATACTAGTGCTTCGCACATCAGTTACATTACCAATTCCACAAATGTAAGTGGACCTATTGCAAAAGTATCTGTTTTGGATGGAGGAAAAAATTATAAATCTTTACCAAAAGTATCTGTATCCTCTACATCTGGATCTTCTGCATCTTTAAGACCATATGGATCTAATATTGGATCTATTGATACCGTTAAAATTATAGATTTTGGATACGATTATTCATCAGATAAAACTCTTCGACCGCAGGCATCTGTTCCTCAGGTAATTTTATTAAAAGATAATTACACTATTGATAGTGTAGCAATAACTTCGACAGGTTCAAAATATCTTGTTGCACCTGATTTAATTGTTTATAATAGAAAAACAAATACTATTAATACTCAATCAAGTGTTGTTGCTAAGTTATCGGGTAATAGTGTTGGATCAGTCAATATTAATGATGCAGGAGGAAATTTAAAGAGCACTGACAATTATATTATTGCAATTAATAATACCAATGGTGTTGGAATTATTAGTGCGACATATTCTTATCCAACAGTCACCCTAAGACTTCAAACTCCAATAACAGGATTTACTACTAGCAATCCATTGCCATTTGCAGTTGGCGATCAAATATTTGTAGAAAATATTGGGGTTTCTACTGGAAAGGGGTACAATTCTTCAGAGTATGGATATCGTTATTGGGATATTACTGGGGTAAATACTGCATTTGGATTAGTAAATCAAGCAACAATTTCATATTCCTTAAATGAAAATCCAGGCGTTCATGATGGATTGCAATATGGAACAGTATCTAATGCTAAAGATATTGCTAAATTTAATTTAACTTTAAGAGAAGGAGAATTTTATAATGGTGAAGAAGTATATACAAATTCGGTATCAACAAATGTTATTTCTGGAAATGGTAATGTAACAAATATTTTAAGAGTTAATAGTCTCGTTGGTCTTAATACTGGAGATTTGATAAAAGGAAGAGTTTCAGGTTCTTCTGGAATTATTGAAAGTATGCAAAATTATTCTGGATCTTTTGATGTTAATTCATCATTATCAAAAGATTTTGGATGGGAAAAAGACACTGGAAAATTAAATGACTTTTTCCAAAGAATTCATGATAGTAATTACTACCAACAATTTTCATATTCCCTAAAAAGTAAAATTGGTATTACTAGTTGGAGTGAGCCTGTTGATAGCTTAGCACATATTGCGGGATTTAAAAAACATTCAGATTTACTCATTCCATCAGATAGTTTATCTGGAGTTGGAAGTACTAGTATTTCAGTTGGTGTTGGAACTCAATCCAGTACAATTATATTAGTTACACCAGATCCAATAAAAATGTATTGTAAACATGATTGGGATCTAGTTTACGAAACAACAAATAATGATGCAACAATTAGCGATAAAGTTGTGTTTCACTCAAATAGATTTGGGGATGCCTTAATTTGCAAATCAAACAGAGTTCTTGAAATAGATGATATTAGTCCTCAATTTTATTCGGATCCAGATATAAGTAGAACAATAGAGATTGATAGTTTTGATATCAATCAAACATCTGCTGTTAAGTATTATGCTCAGATTGTTCTTGATACATCTTTAGGAATTTCTTTTAATGAAACTCAATATACAGAATTTGTTGTTTCTCATGATGGTACAGTATCATTTAACAACCAATATTCAGATTTATCAGATGCTTTTGATTTAGGAGATTTTAGCACTTCAATTTCTGGCACAACAATTTCTATTTTATTCTCACCATATAATACAACATATTCATATGATATAACTTTCTACAAAGAAAAGATTGATCCTTTTGTTGGAGTAGGAGCAACTTCGTTTGGCCATATTAAAAAAGTTGGCGTTTCTTCGTTTATTGCTGCATCAGGATCGCCAACAGAACAGATTATACAAGCAATTGATGCAAATCAGTTTAAGAGTGGTAGTGTTATTGTTTCTGTAATTGGCATTGAGAGTAAAAATATTGTTGAAGCGTCTTTTCTTGGAATAGGATCAACTTGCCAATATATTGAATTTGGTAAGATGGATAATGGAATTAATCTTGGAACATTTAGTGCTAATATGACTGGAACAAATGATCTTCATTTGAAGTGGATACCTGCCATTGGAGTTGGTGTTACAGTTGCTATGCTATCTACCTTAGTCGGCGTTGCAACTACAGTCCCTGGAGGCATTGCAGGCACGTCTCGTGAAGTTGGAGATGCTTCATTAAATTGTACAAGAACTGGAATTATTTCATCTGCTACACCATCAGCAGAAACTATCGCAATAATTCCGTCAACTAGTTATACTTCAGTAAAATATATGGTTGAAATTTATAATGTAACAGACGGTGACTATTCATTCTTCCATATTACAGCAAATGTATATGGTGATGTTGTTAACTATATTAAGTACAACAATCTTTCTACTTCTGTGGATACTAGAAGAGATATTCAAAATATCGATATGACAGTTTCTGGCACAAATGCTCTATTAAGATTTACCCCAAGAGCAAATAAAGAATATATTGTAAGGACATCAGAGATTAGAATTGATAAACCAGATGATGTGGCATCTGATGTTGTTATAACCCTTCTATAAATACTCCAAAAAAGATATGGGATTTGAGTTAGGATCCGTAAATAAACAATATAACTCAAGAACGGAAACTTTTAGGTATTCGTTTAAATTGACGCATGAAGGAGACCCAATTTTTCATAAGGTTTTTGATGGATCTAGTACATCCTCGGTGTTATTTGGATCGGATACTTTTGTAATTAAAAATCACTTTTTTGTAACTGGAGAGCCATTATACTATAATGCTGGACCAGGTAATACTGCGATAAGCATTAATCCATCAAGTCCTGGCGTTGGAGGAGCAACAACTTTACCACAAAGAGTATTTGCAATAAAAGTAGCAGAAAATAAATTTAAAGTAGCTGCAGCAGCATCACTTGCTTATGCTGGAAGTGCTATTGATTTGACTTCTGTTGGTATAGGAACAACTCACTCATTCACATCCGAAAAGCAGAATAGTAAATGTATTATTGCTTTAGATAACATAATTCAATCCCCAATTTATAAACGTATTGGATCTACTTCAACTCTTACTTTTATTAATGGTAGAATTTTACAAGTTTCCGATATCACTATTTTTAAAAATTATGATCTAATTCAAATCAATGATGAAATCATGAGAATTCAAGTCATTGGATTCAATGGCATTGCAAATGAACTGTTGGTAGATAGAATGTGGATGGGAACTTCAATGGGAAGTCATTCTATTGGAGATACAGTTCAACTTATATTTGGTGATTATAATATTGTTAAAGATATAATTACTTTTGCTGATGTTCCTTTTGGTGGAATAAAATATACTGTAGGATTTTCTTCGGAAAATGTAAATTTAATAAGTAATAGTTTTACAGCACTTTCGGATATTTTTACGACTGGATCTCAGGTTCTTATAAGAAGTTTAACTCCACCAGCGCCTTTATTACCAAATAATAATTATTTTTTAATCAAAAACACAACAAATAATTACTCATTTGCTACAAATTTAGATAATGCTAATGCAGGAATAGCAATTACTTTAACCAATCCTGGAATAGGAACTCATAATTTAGTTTATGTAGACATTGTAAATGGAAGTTCTTTTCAGGGGAGATCTTTTATAAGATCGAATTATGATGGAAATATCGTTATTGATGATATTTCTCAAAATTTTACAGGTATTGCAAAAACATTTACAATTACTAGTTCTGGAGTAAATACGACTGGTATTACTAGTGATTTTGGTATACTATTAGTTAATAATATTTTTCAAAAACCAGATATAGATTATGATTTTATTGGAGGAACATCTACTGGAATTACTTCAATAAGATTTACTGGAAATAGTGATGCTCTTGTAGAAGCATATAGTACAACAGATGTAAATGCCAATAAACTACCAAGAAAAGGTTTAATTGTCTCACTAGGAAATACTGAAGGATATGGATATCAACCACAATATGTCGGAACAGGAACCGCAGTGGTCTCTGGATTTGGAACAGTCACAGTCGCTCTGGGATACTCTGGCAGTGGATACAGAAACGGTCCAACTACTTATAGAGTTTATGTCGATGGCGGAAATCCTACGGTTGCATCTGCTGGAACGTTCACTGTCTTAAATGGTAAAATTGATAAAATTTATATGAATTCTCCAGGTGTAGGGTACACTTGGACGAATATTCCTAAAATTAGATTTGATGCTCCGATCGCATATGATGACATTCAACTCATTAGTTCATCCACTGGTATTGGTGCTTCGGCATCTATTTTAGTTGGATCTGGATTAAGTATTACAACATTTCAGATAAACAATATTGGATATGGATTTACTGTTGGTGAACAATTAAGAATTGCTGGAATTCCAACGGTTGTAAGTGTTGGATCTTCCTTTAGTGAAGCAATTTTTACTGTTAAAGAAACGAGAGATGATGAATTTGCTGGGTGGACAATAGGAAAACTTCAAATCCTTGATGATTTTTCTTCAGAGTTCAATGGGTCAAAAACTACGTTTACAATAACTGAAAATGGTGCTCCTTTAAGTATCGATAAATCTATTGGATCTCCAATAGATTTATCTGATGTTTTATTAATATTCATCAATGATGTTTTACAAAAACCTGGTGATGCATATACATTTGATGGAGGAACACAAATAACATTTGCCGAACCACCAACTCCAGGATCTTCATTGCAAATATTATTTTATAGGGGAACAGATGCTGATATAGATACAGCTACTGCACTAGACACTATTAAAATTGGAGATGGTTTAACCATACTTAAAAATCCAAATCAAATAACTCCAGTAGAACAAACAGAAAGAATAGTTAGAGCAATTGTTTCTAGAGATACTATTCAAACAAATAACTATAAAGGTCGTGGTATTAGTCAATCAACTTCTCCTCTTAGACCAGTTATTTTATGTCATCAGCAAGAAGATTTATTTGTAGATGGCATTAAAATAAGTAAATCTAGATCTGAGTATGCTGCAAGAGTTAAACCAATAGCAAGAATTATTAAAAATATTAATACGTCTGATAGTATTTTTTATGCTGATGGTGGAAGTTTAATCTTTAGTAAGACTGAAGATCCAAATACTACATTATTTGATATTCAAATTATTGATAGCGACAAAGATAATACTGGATTTGGAACCACAACATTTATACATCCAGTAGAAACAGTAGCATCAGTTTCAGTTACTGGTGATGAGGGAATAATTACTGGAATTGGAACTACAAGTGAAGGAATACAGTTTAATTTTTATATACCATTGAACTCACCCTTAAGAGATGCTCCATTTGGTAATATTTCTGTGACTGGCATTTCAACTGGAGATTACTTTATTGTTTCCAGATCAAATGTTGGCAATGGAGTAACAGCACTATCACAAGATGGATTATCAACGGTTGGTCTTGTAACTCAGTATCTAGATGGTGTTTATCAAGTAAGTCATATTAGCCCAGTTGGAACTGGTCTTTCTATGAGAGTTCATGTCAATGTTGCAACCAATCATGGATTAAACTTCACTGGTCTTGGATCTGGTGGTGGTAACTTCTATGGAGAATATAGTTGGGCTAAATTTACTTCATCAAGAATAACTGGTTTAGCATTTACTTGCAATTCTTTAAATGGATTAACTGGTATTTCAACTGCGCCACAAATTATTAGATCTACAAAGTTATCTTTAGATTACTCATAAATAAAACAAAAAGTTTAGAAAATAATGCCCGCGATCATTACTGATCAGATCAGAGTATTGAATGCATCCAATTTTGTCAGTGGTATTTCAACCTCGGATAATAGCTATTATGTGTTTATTGGTCTTCCAAATGCAACCGAAGTAACTGCAGATTGGAATACTAATACACCATACCCAATTGATAGTTTTGATCAATATAGCGATATATACGATACTCTAATTTCTGCTAAAAAAATTACATCAAATGATGTATTAAAAGTTATTAGAAAAAATTCTTGGACATCTGGTACAATCTACGAGATGTATCGGCATGATTATTCTATCAATAAAACTTCTCCACAAACTAATGCAACTAGTTTGTATAGAGCAAACTTTTACGTAATGAACTCCGATTATAGGATTTATGAATGCATTTATAATGGTGCTGCTCCTTCAAATACTGGTAAAGGTATTATTTCTCTTGAAGAGCCCACGCACACAGATCTTCAGCCAAGATTAGAAAGTGATGGATATATTTGGAAATATTTGTTTACAATTAAACCGAATGATATTGTTAAATTTGATAGCGTCGAATATATTCCAGTTCCTGCAAATTGGAAAACTAATTTAGATGTGGCAGATGTAAAAAACGCTGCTATCGATGGAAAAATTGAAGTTGTTGTAATTGAAAGTATTTCTTCTGCATCTTATCAATATAGTGGTGTAAAAAATAATGTTCCTATTAAAGGTGATGGTAGAGATGGTCTAGCATCGGTTACATTTGTTGATGGAAAACCAACATCAGTAACAGTAACAAATGGAGGAAATGATTATACCTTTGCAACTCTAGATCTTGATAGTGTTGTAACTGGATCTGGAGCAAGTTTTTCTGTGATTATTCCTCCTCCAGGTGGACATGGTGCAGATATTGATAAAGAACTTGGAGCAAATAGAGTTCTAATTTATTCTAGAATTGAAAATAGTGATATAACAAATCCAGATTTTCCAGTTGGTAATCAATTTGCAAGAATTGGTGTAATTAAAAACCCTCAAATTAACGGAACTTCAAATCTTCTAACTGCATCATCTGCTTCTGGTATCTATGGACTACGTTTAATTGGTGCTGCTACAACAACAATGAATGTGTCAATTGATGGGCAAGTTAGACAAACTATTGGCGTTGGATCAACTGCTGTTGGAAAAATTATTTCATACGATCCAATTACAAAAATTCTCAGGTACTGGCAGGATAGAGATTTAGCAACAGATAGTTCTACAGGTTCAAAACCAACTTACGGATACCGTCTAAATAAGTTTACAAGTTCTCCAGGAACAGGAGGAAGTGTCAATGTAGTTGTAACAACAACAACTGGCACTGAAACTGTAGGAATTGAAACGACATTTACTGGAGTTTCAACAACAGTAAACTCAAGAACTTATTACTTTGGACAAACCTTCAATAATGGTATTGCGCAACCAGAAATTAAAAAATACTCTGGAGAAATTATTTACGTTGATAATCGACCAGAAGTAACAAGGGCTGCAAACCAAAGAGAAGATATTAAAATTGTTTTAGAATTCTGATCCGATGCCACAAAACATTAATCTCAACACCAATCCATATTATGATGATTTTGATCAACAAAAAAATTATAATAGAGTTCTTTTTAAGCCTGGTGTTCCAGTTCAAGCAAGAGAATTAACAACTTTACAGTCAATTCTTCAAGACCAAATCGAAAAATTTGGTAAACATTTTTTTAAAGAAGGATCTGTTGTAATTCCAGGTTCTATTGCATACGATAACGAATATTATGCAGTAAAATTAGAACCAACTTTTTTTGGTGTATCGGTAGAAACATACTACGATCAATTAATTGGATTAACTATTCAAGGTAAAACTTCTGGAATTACTGCTGTAGTTAAGAAAGTTTTATCTAAAAATCAATCCATAGAAGAAACTATAACTCTTTATGTAAAGTATCAAAATTCTTCAAGTCAAGATTATAGTACAAATCAATTTCTTGATGGTGAAAATTTGATAACACTTTCGGACTTTACTTATGGGTCCACAACAATTGCTGCTGGATCAGATTTTGCAACATGCATTCTTTCTAATGCTACTGCAACTGGATCTTCATTTTCAGTATCTGAAGGTGTGTTTTTTGCAAGGGGAGCATTTGTTGCAGTAGATAATGAGACAATTATTCTTGATCAATACTCAAATACACCTTCATATAGAGTTGGATTTTTTGTAAACGAAGAAATTATTAGTGCTATTGATGATCCAACGCTTTATGATAATGCTCAAGGATATTCAAATTATACCGCACCTGGAGCAGACAGATTAAAAATTAGTTTATCTTTGATTAAAAAGGATTTAGAAGACTATCAAGATGAAAATTTCATTGAATTGTTTAGAGTAAATAATGGTGAAGTTAGAAAAATTATTAAAAAAACAGTTTATAGTGAGATCGCTAAAGAACTAGCAAGAAGAACTTATGATGAGAGTGGGGATTATCATATTAGTCAGTTTGATGTTCAAGCAAAAGAAAGTTTGAATGACAGACATTCAACTTTTGGCATATTTTTTCCAGAAGAGAATACAGATCAAGGAAACAAACCATCTAAAGACTTGCTTGAAATTCAAGTTGGTCCAGGAAAAGCATACGTAAAAGGATATGAAGTAGAGATTACTGGAACAACTTTCTTAGATGTAGAAAAACCAAGAGAAACTACATCCGTTTTAGGAGCAGGAATTCCATTTCAGGCAGGTAATCTTTTACGTGTAAATAATGTTTATGGTGGTGCTAGTGTTGGGTTAGCTACTACAGGATACGTAGATCTTCGCAGCCATAGACTGGGATCGAATAAGGCTTCTGTAGCGGGACAAAGTGTTGGTAGAGCAAGAGTTTATGATTACAAATGCACAAACACAGAGTATGTAAATAATGCATCGCAATTTGATTTGTATCTATACGATGTTCAAACTGATACAGAAATTACTTTAAATCAAGCGCTATCAGTTAGTGCTCCTGCATTAATTGAAGGTAAAAATTCTGGTGCAAAAGGATATTTAAGATCTATTTCTGGAAGCATTTTAACACTTCATCAAACTTCAGGAAATTTCATTATAGATGAAGCAATTCTTGTCAATGGAATTGAAAATGGAAGAATAATTACTAAAGTTTTAGAATTTGATATTACTGATGTTAAATCTGTAAGATCTGAAGTTGGTGTTACGACATTTAGCGCAGATACAGTTTTAGAACCAAAAATTAATTTTGGTGCAAAACCATTTACAATTACACCTGGATCTGGTGGAATTTCTACTGTTACAAGTTCTACTAGTGGTTGGACAATAGGAATTAAAACTGGAGATGTTGTTTCATATGCTAGAACCGATACACAAGGAACAATTTATAATCGTGTAAAAACTATTGCATTAACAGGTCAAAGTATAACTGTTGAGGCGGTTACAACGGTTTCTAATGTTGCCACTGGATCATTACCAGTTTCTCCAGTCAATGTTTCAGGATTTTTAGTTGTTGCACCAAAAATTAGAAATTCAAACTCTGGTTTCATGTACGCAGAGTTTCCAAACAAAAATATTGAAAGTGTAGATTTAACAACTTCAGATATTTTTATTAGAAAGGAATATAGAGATAGAAGTTCATCTTCTTTGGGAGCACTTGATCTTCCATCGTTAGCAGGAACTGATTTCGTTTACACTCCATTTGATGAAGAAAGATATTCAATCTTTTATATGGATGGAACGATCGAACCATTAACTTCAGATCAATTCCAATTGACAAATGGTGGAAAGGGTGCGACAATTTCTGGTCTATCAAAAACAAACCAAACTGGAATTATTGTTGTAACAACTCAACAAAAATCAAAAGTTACGTCAAAAAATAAAATTTTAAATAGAGCAGCATCAGTTATAGTTTCAGGATCAAAATACAACTATTCTGGCATTTCAACTGGTGTTTCTGATGGTTTAACCTACAATACTGCATATGGAAAACGTGTTCAAGATAAAGAAATTTCTCTTGATGTTGCAGATGTTGTAAATGTTCATGCAGTATTTCAATCAACAACAAATAGTGCTCCTATTATTCCAAGTTTAATATTATCATCACTTAATGGTCCAAATAGTACAAATTTGGATTTGATTGTTGGTGAGATTTTAGTTGGCAATATTTCTGGTGCGTCTGCAATGATCCTCGAAAAAACGGGAACTAATCAGATATACTATATTACAAAAAATAATCAAAATTTCATAGAGACAGAACAAGTCACCTTCCAAGAAAGTGGAGTAACTGGAAATATTTCTCAAATTAATCTAGGTGATCCAAATATTTTAGATAACTTTAGTTTTGACACAGGTCAAAGACTTGAATACTATGATTTTGGTAGACTAATTAGAAAAACAGGATCACAAGAACCATCAAGACAACTAAAAATTTATTTTGATCATTTCACAATCAATTCTAGTGATAATGGTGAAATTATTACAACAAATAGTTACTCAGATTATGATCAAAACGTCCCAAGTTTTAACAATGTTAGAAACACGGATGTTATTGATTTTAGACCAAGAGTAGCAAACTACAGTGGAACATTATCGCCATTTGAATTTTCATCGAGAAATTTTGGTGGATCTGGGCAGACTGTTCCAAATGTTATTGTATCTGATGAAAATATTATTTTAGATTACAATTTCTATACTGGAAGAATTGATAGATTATTCTTAAATCAAGATAGTACATTTACTATTACTAAAGGAGTTCCTTCAGAACGTCCTGTTTTACCAGAAGCAATTAATAGTTCATTTGAATTAGCTACAATTACTTATAAACCATATGTTTATAACGTAGATACTGATGTAACAATCAACTTTAAATCGAACAAGCGTTATACAATGCTTGATATTGGAAAACTTGAAGATAGAATTGCTGGATTAGAGTATTATACAAGTTTATCTTTACTTGAGGCAAAAACATCTAGTCTAATTATTCAAGATCCAGAAACAGGTCTTGATAGATTTAAATCTGGATTTGTTGTTGATAATTTTAGTACATTTGATGTTGCAGATAAAACTATTCCTTCACTAAAATATGATATTAGAAATAATGAAATGGTTGCAAGATCATATTATGATAGTATTGATCTTTTAGTTGGATCTGAAGTTCTTATTGGAACAAATGGATCTCCAGATTTAAGTGTTGATGTAAGATATGCAAATGATCTTGGATCAACAAATATTAAAAAATCAAAAAATATTGTAACTTTAAACTATTCTGAGGTAGAGCATTTTAAACAACCATTTGCAAGTAGACTAGTCAACATTAATCCATTTGATGTTATTACTTGGCGTGGTAGAATGAGTTTAAATCCAACTAAAGACGTTTGGATCGAAAGAGAATATAAAACAATTGATGGTGGATTTGGAACAACAGAAGTTATTACAACCTCAACTGCAATTCCAAATCTTAGAGCACAAAATATTGAATTTAAGGCTTCAAGATTAAAACCATCAACTAAGTTCTTTAGTTTCTTCTCAAGAACAGATATGTCTGATAATAGAACATTAACTGTTCCTAAACTATTAGAAGTAACTCCAGTTCAAGGATCATTCCAAGTTGGAGAAACTGTTGTTGGAAGAATATTATCAAACCAAAACACCACAGCAAATCCAGAAGTTAGATTTAGACTTGCACAAGCAAATCATAAAGATGGTCCATACAACTCACCAACTGCAGTTTATACAAACAATCCATATTCAAATGTTGGATTAAGTTCCTCCTATAGCGATACTACAGAAGTATTGAATATTGACACATCAGCATTAAATCAAAAATCAGATGAAAGATTTTTTGGATACGTTGCTCAAGGAATGAGACTTGTTGGTGAGACAAGTAATGCAGAGGCGATTGTAAAAGAAGTTCGTTTGATTAGTGACATAAATGGTACATTAATTGGAAGTATTAATATTCCAAATAAAGATCCAAAATTTAGTAACGGAACAAATACGGTTGAAGTTTCTGCAGAAAAAACTCCATCAAATATTTCTGGAGTTGTTGTAAGTGGAGCAGATGCAAATTTCTTCTCACAAGGAACTTTAGAAACTCAAACAACTATTATTCGTCGTCCACCACCAAGACCAGCAGATCCATTAGCTCAATCATTTATTGTAGAAGAAGATCCTGGAATTTTTTATACTTCAGTTGATCTGTATTTTGCAACAAAGAGCTCTACAATTCCTGTAGAACTTAGAATTGTTACTGTTGAAAATGGAACTCCTACAGGAAATATTATTGATGGATCTTCTGTTATAAAATTCCCCCAAGAAATTGCAACATCATCTACAGGATTATTACCAACAACATTTACTTTTGATGCTCCAGTATACTTACAAAGGGGAGAATATGCATTTGTAATTCTCTCAGATACTGATGCATACAACGTTTGGATTTCCCGTGTTGGAGAAGAAGATATTTCTACTACAAATCTACCAGAAATTCAAAAAATTATTATTAATAAACAACCATCCTTAGGATCATTATTTAAGTCTCAAAATGCTTCTACTTGGGAACCATCACAACTTGAAGATTTAAAGTATGTCGCACGTAAAGCAAAATTTACTAAAGAAAAAGGCACATTTAAATTTTATAATCCAGAATTGAGAACTTATAATTCTAGAAATATTTTACAAACAAATCCAATTGAAGTTTTTGCAAAAAAAGTAACCCTCGGATTATCTTCTGCAATTACATCTCCACATGTAGTAGTTGGATCAAAAATTCTCCAAGATAATACTACTGCTGCTGGATTTGTTGAAGATTTACGTGGATCTATTGGATTATATGATACTGGTTTGAATATTACCAACGTTGGAATTGGTTACTCTAATGGTACATTTCAAAATGTAAACTTTACTGCTCTTACTGGATCTGGTACAGGTGCTGTAGGTATCATTACTGTTAGTGGTGGATCAATTGCTAATGTATGTGTAACTTCTAGTGGTCGTGGATATGCAGTTGGAGACACTTTAACTGCTATTCTTGGAAGTAATACATTAGGTCAGAATTTAACATTTACTGTTGGTGTTGTTACTTCAATAAACACAATTATTCTAACTAATGTAACTGGTCAAAATTTTAATACGTCAGATCAAATTCAATATGTTCCAACAGAAGGTGCTGGTGTGGGTGTAGGATCAACTTTATTTTCAATTGTTCCTTCTATCCCTACAATTAATACTGATCAATATGATGGAACTTATTTTAAAGTAAATCATAAAGATCATGGGATGTACGCTGATAACAATATCGTTACAATTACTGGTATAAGTGGTGATACCGTTCCAACAACAATTCAAGTTGGATATGCAGTAAGTTCTATTGAAAACATTAGTGTTGCAAGTAGCACTAACTTTAATATTTTTGAAGGATCTCAAGTTTCAGCAATAAACCCAGGATTTGCTTTAATTGGTGATGAAATTATTGCTTATACTGGTGTAGGAAATAATATTCTTACTGGAATTACAACTAGAGGTATTGATGGAACAATTCCAAGATCATATGATGCCAATACTCCAATTCAAAAATATGAATTTGCTGGAGTTTCTTTAAGAGCAATTAACAAGACACACAATCTTATCAATTCTTCTAGTGTAATTCAAGATAAAGTAACCTTAGATTCTTATCATGTAAGAATTTCAGGATCTTCGGTATTTAATTCAAATAAAATTGGTGGTGGATCAAACGCCAAAGCAACCAAGAATATTCAGTTTGAGAGTATTGTTCCTCACATTGATTATAATTTGCCCAATGGAACAAATATTAATGCTCAAGTAAGAACTGTATCTGGAACTAGTATAGATGGAACAGAGATTTCATTCCAAGATAAAGGTTATGAACCAGTTTCATTAACAAATGAAACTGCATTTAAAGAACCAAGATTAATTGCTTCTAGACCAAACGAAGAGGCAAAACTTCTTTCTCTTCCTGGTACTAAATCATTCACTTTTGAGTTGGAATTAAGCACATCAAATGAAAATGTTTCACCAAGTATCAATGCATTTGAAAGTTTTGTTACTACGCAATCAAATAGAATAAACAGTCCAATTACAGATTATGCAACTGATAGAAGGGTAAATCTTCTTATAGAAGATCCTCATGATTTATCGTACCTAACGAAAGTAATTAATCTAGAAACTCCTGCGACATCGCTTCAAATTATTCTTGATGCTTATAGACCAGCACCTGCAGATATTAGAGTTTTATATAGATTATTCAGAATTGATGGATCTGAAATTGATAAAGTATTTGAGCTTTTCCCTGGATATGATAATCTTGATGCTAATCAACAAGTTATTAGTTTTAAAAATAATAGTGGAAGATCTGATAAAAATATTTCATCAAGTCTTGATAATCAGTTTATCGAATATTCTTGGAGTGTAAATAATCTTCCACAATTCAGTGCTTATCAAATAAAGATTGAATGCACATCAACAAATCAAGCACAGTCACCAAAAATTAAAAACTTTAGAGCAATAGCTTTGGCATGATAAAAAGAGCAAAAGTAGAAGATCATTCAAATCTAGAAAGAGATTTACACACACAAGCAATTATAAACACAGATTTAGTTGCTTATGAAAAGTATATAAACGAAAGAAATACACGTTTAAGGTATGAAAGTGAACTTAGAGAATTGAGATCTGAGATTGAAGTTTTAAAAGCGTTACTACTCAATAAATAATTTTAGTGTAGAGATAACGAATGGCAGTTCCAGTAGTTAACCTTGTTATTGAACAGGGAGCTGATTTTACTAGGACTTTTTCTCTGAAAAGATCTGACGGATCTCCATTGAACTTAACAAATTATAACTTTGATGCAAAAATGCGAAAATGGACTGGATCATCTGGTTATATTAGTTTTGCAACAACTTATAATGCTGATCCAACACAGGGAAAATTATCAATATCATTAAGCAATTCTCAAACAGGGATTATAACATCTGGTAGATATAATTATGATATTTTAGTTATTAATCATAATTTAAATGATGTTACTACAAAAGTTATTACTGGACAAATTACTGTAAATGGAACTGTATCCTAATGCCAGAAGATATTGTAGTTTCGGTTGAAGAAAGTTCAGCAGATGTTGAAATCGGTGTAGGTCAAATTCAAGTAACTACTCAAGTACAAGACGTGGCAAATTTATCAGATATTCTAGACGTAGATACTTCAAATTTAGATAGAACTACTAATAAGTATGTTCTTGTTTATGATGCTGTAAGAAACAAATACATATTCACTAATCCAGATTCCGTTATCGATTCATCCGTTGGAGTAAGTACGGATGATCCAAATCCAGTTGGAATGACAACTGCAACAATAAATTATTTGGATGATGTATTGGATAATAAAATTGATTTAGATGCTGGAGAATGGTAATTTCTAAATAGTTGAGAATGTAAACTCATATTCACTTATATTTCCATGGCTGCTCCAGTAATTCAGTTTAAAAGAGGTCTTTTCAGCAATTTACCTGGCTTAAGAGCGGGTGAACCTGGATTTACCACTGATAAATATGACCTATACGTAGGTGTAAATAGTACATCAGAAGGCAATAAATTCTTTGGTTCTCATAGATATTGGACTAAAGAAACATCAACAGCAGGATCTGGTGTAAATCTTGTCGAAGGATCTAATAATGGCGATAACGCAATCACCTTAAAAGCTCCTGCTGCATTAGCATCTAGTTATACAATTACTTTCCCAGAAGCAATTGTAGCTAACGGATATTTAAAAGTTGCTAGTGACGGAACTCTACGTTGGGACAATGAAGTTTCAGCGGAAAATGTTAATGTTATTGGTATTGCTTCAATTTCACAACTTTTAGCAACTACAGCAAAAGTAGGTGCTGGTTTAACAGTTACTGGAGCAACAGATCTAAATGGAGGTCTAGATGTTTCTGGTGGTGCATCTATTGATCAACTATCAGTTTCTGGTGTTACAACTTCAACTGGTGGATTTGTTGGCGATTTAACAGGTAATGCTGATACAGCAACAGCACTTGACACTGCTCGTGATTTTCAAGTTACTGGTGACGCTACTTCCGCAATTGTTTCATTTGATGGAACTTCAAACGTTGGTCTTGCAGTAACTTTAGCAACAGTTAATGGTAATATTGGAACATTTGGATCACAAACACAAGTTCCTATTATTACAGTTAATGCTAAAGGTCTTATTACTTCAGTATCGACAGCTGCAGTTGGAACTGCCCTAACGGTAACTGGTGACAGTGGATCTGAAACAATTAACCTTTTAACAGAAGCACTAGCAATCACTGGTGGTACAAATATCACTAGTACTGCTGCTTCAAATGGTATTGATATTGATCTAGATGATAATATTTCACTAATTAATGTTAAAGCTACAGGAATTGTTACATCTGGATCTTTTGTTGGTGACGGTGCTAGTGTTACTAACTTAACATATAGCAATATTACTGGAGTTCAAACTTCAGTTCGTAATGAGTTTTCTGCAACTTCAACCGATTTTGGCAGACTAACCTACAACTCAGCATCTGGTCAATTCAGTGTTGCTGGTGTTACTACCTCTGAGATTAGATCTCAATTTGCAGCTGCAGGAACCGATTTCGCTTCCCTTTCATATAATAGTGCATCGGGAACTTTTACTGTAACTGGTGTTACCACATCGCAAATTAGAAATCAGTTCAACGCTGCAGGAACCGATTTTGCTTCTCTTGCTTATGATAATTCAACAGGAACCTTTACGGTAACTGGTATTACTACAGCGCAGATTAGAGATAGATTTTCTGCAACTTCAACCGATTTTGGCAGACTAACCTACAATTCAACATCAGGTCAGTTTAGTATTTCTGGTATTACAACAAGTGAAATTAGACAGCAATTCTCTGCTGCAGGAACCGATTTTGCTTCTCTTGCTTATGATAATTCAACAGGAACCTTTACGGTAACTGGTATTACTACAGCGCAGATTAGAAATCAATTCAGTGCTGGAACTGGCGTAAGTATTACTAATGGTCAAGTAAGCATTGGACAACCAGTTGCAACGACTGATAATGTTACATTTAGCAATGTAAAAGCAACTGGTATTGTAACTGCAACTTCATTTGCAACTGGTGCTTCTGGTCAAGCAATCGGCATTAATACTAATACAATTTCAGGTCCAGATACAATTACAATTGATCCTTCTGGTTTAGGTGATAACACAGGTACTGTTGTTATTAAAGGTGACTTACAAGTTGATGGTACAACAACGACAATCAACTCAACAACAGTAACAGTTGATGATTTAAATATTACTCTTGCTGATGGTGCAGTAAATGATGCTGCTGCTAATGGTGGTGGATTTACCGTTCAATCTGGTGACGGAAATAAGACATTCCAGTTTGAGGCAACTGGTGACAACTTCGGATCATCCGAGAATTTAAATCTTGCCTCTAGTAAAGTTTATAAAATTAATAATGTTGAGGTTCTTTCTTCTTCAGCATTATCAACAAGCATTACTGTTAGCGCAACTTCATTAGATATTGACGGTGCTACTGCAGCAACAACATTAACATCGGATGATTTATTCATTATCGATGATGGTGCTAATGGCACTAATAAGAAGTTAACAGCTCAGCAACTATCAAATTATGTTCTAGGTGGTTCTGGCGGTGCTAGCTTCCCAGCAATTACTGTAAGTGGTTTAGGAACTATTAGCCAACTTCAAGCAACTACAGCTACTGTAGGTGCTGGTCTAACCGTATCTGGTGACGCTGATCTAAATGGTAACCTAGATGTTGCTGGTGGCATTACAGGTAATCTAAATGCAACTGGTGTATCAACTGCAGCATTCCTACAGTCAACTACTGTAAATGCTTCTGGTATTGTTACTGCATCATCATTTGTTGGTAACGATATTCGTAAATCTGACGGTGCTTTAATTCCTCTTGTTGGTGTTGCATCTGTTTCTGCATTCACTGGTCTAGTCACTGCATTTAAGTTCGTAGGTAGTGGTTTAGAAGACTTCAGCGTTGTTAACGGTGTAGCAGAAGTTTCATACTCTGGTGTTGCTGCTTCAACTTATACAACATCGAATACATTTACTGCAACACAAGGTCAGACATCATTCAACTTTATTCCTGGATATGTTGGAGGTTTTGTAGATGTTTATCTAAATGGTATTCGTCTCATTACTGGTACTGATTATACTGCAACTGATGGAGCAAATGTTGTTCTTTCCTCTGGAGCATCTGCTGGTGATGAACTAGAAATTGTTTCGTTCAAAGAACTAGGTGATCTCATTTATGTTCAAGATCTTAAAGTTGTTGATAACCTAACTGCAGGTATCGTAACAGCAACTTCAGGATTTGTAGGAAATCTAACTGGTAATGTAACTGGTAATGTAACTGGAAACTTAACTGGCACTGCAACAACTGCAACTAAACTTGAAACTGCTCGTAACTTCCAAATTACTGGTGACGCTACTTCTGCTGCAGTATCCTTTAATGGTACTGGAAATGTTGGTCTTGCAGTAACTTTAGCAACAGTTAATGGTAATATTGGAACATTTGGATCACAAACACAAGTTCCTATTATTACAGTTAATGATAAAGGTCTTGTTACTGCTGTAACAACTGCTTCTGTTGGTACTGCTTTAACTGTAACTGGTGATAGTGGATCAGAGAATATCAATCTTCTAACTGAAGCATTAGCAATCACTGGTGGTACCAATATTACCACCAACGCTGCTTCCAATGGTGTTGATATTGATCTAGATGATAATATTTCACTTGTAAGTGTTGTTGCATCTGGTATCATAACTGCAACAAATGGATTTGCTGGTAATCTCACTGGTAATGTAACTGGTAATGTAACTGGTAATCTAAACTCTTCTGGAGTTTCTACAGTATCATTCTTACAAGCAACTACAGTAAATGTATCTGCTGCTGCTACTGTAGGTGGTGTATTAGATGCTAATGGTGGTTTAGATGTCTCTGGTAGTGCAATTATTGATCAACTAACAGTTTCTGGTGTTACAACTTCAACTAATGGTTTTTCTGGAAATCTCACTGGAAATGTAACTGGAAATGTAACTGGAAATGTAACTGGTAATCTAAATTCATCTGGTGTATCAACAGTTACCTTCTTGAAGGCGACTACAGCAACTTTAGGCGCTGGTCTAACAGTCACTGGAGCAACTGATCTTAATGGTGGTCTAGACGTTTCTGGTGGAGAGACAGTTCTTTCTTCCGCAACAGTTTCTGATCTAACTCAAGGTCGTGTTGTTCTTGCTGGCGCTGCTGGTGCTCTTGAGGATAGTGGAAATCTAACATTTGGTGCTAACGGTCTAACTGTTACGGGTGGTGCTCTAGTTTCTGCTGCTTCTACATTCAGTGGTAATCTTTCGGTTGGTGGAAATGTAGTTGTTTCTGGTGACCTAACGGTTAATGGAACAACAACTCAGATCAATACTGTTGAGATGACTGTTGAAGATACATTGATCGAACTTCAAATGATCAATGGATCCGCACCAGGATCAGATACCAACAAAGATGTTGGTGTTGTAATGAACTACTTTGATGGATCTGCTAAGAAAGCAGCATTCTATTGGGATGATTCCGCTGGAAGAATGGTTGCTGCAAGTGCAGTTTCTGAAAATAGTGGAGTTCTAACAGCATCAACATTTGCTGGTTTGGAAATCGGTTCTCTATATGTAAACGATTGCGCTGGCGCTTCACAGGTTATTTCCTGCAGCGGCACCACACGTTCACTAGAGAACATCACAATTGACGGTGGTCAATTCTGATAGGTTATTTAAAACCAAATAAATAGGGGAGCAATTAGCTCCCCTTTTTTATGAACCCAGAAATTGAAGCATTACTATCGGTTTATCAAAAACGTTTAAGTGATGTAACTGCGCAAGCAATCGCATATGAAGCAAGAATACAAATTTTATCTCAACAGATACAAAATCTTCAAATACAATTACAAGAAGAAAATCCCAAAAAATTAAATAAAGAATCTGATAGTGGTGAATTTTAATGGAAGAGTATTTTAGTGGAATTTGGAAAGATGAAAATTTTGCAAATTTAAAATACTCTGGATATCAGTTAGTTGATTATGTAAATTCTAAAAACCCCAAAACAGTTTTAGATGTTGGATGTGGTTTTAATCGATTTAAAGGGAAAATTAATAATCTTTATGGTATTGATCCATTTAATAGTGCTTCGGATCAAAAAATTTCATTAGAAGAGTATGAAGGATCTAAAGTTGACATTGCATTATGTTTAGGATCTATTAATTTTGGTGATGAAGAAAATATAAATAAACAAATTAAAATTCTTGACAATATTTGGATTAAAGAATGTATTTTTAGAGTTAATCCTGGATTAGAACATACTTGGAGAAATAGAAAAGAATATAAAAATGTTATTTGGTATCCCTGGACAGTTGATAAAATTTATCAAATACAAAAAAAATACAATTATACATTAAAATGTTTAGAACAAGAATATAATGTTCATGGTCATTTAAGATACTTTTTCATTTTTACTAAATAACACTGTAAACGTTAATAATCTATATCAAGGGGTTTACAATGTTATCAGGTAAAGAATTTGTGGCAAAAATCAAGGAAGATAATGCTTCCCTTTTTGCAGAATCACGTAAAAACGTTCGTAACTTCTTTGCTTCAAATCCAAGTAAAGAATTTATGATTGAGCACTTCACTGGACGTATGGTCAACGAAGCAATGAACATGAAAGCAATCTCTGCTGAGGTTGCTGCTTCTTCTGCTTCAATGGACGTAACCGAACTTGAACTTCTAACCAAGCAAGCACAGGATGAGGCTAAGCACTTCCGTATGGTTAAAGAAGTTCTTGAGCACATCACTGGCGAGCAGGTTGATGTTGAGTCTGCTTTTGCTGCTGAAGCTGCTGCTCCACAGGCAAAGGGTGCTTCTCTTCTAGAAAAGTATGGTGCCTCTCAAGATCCCGCTGCTCTTGCTGCATACCAACTTGTTGCTGAAGGTCGTGCAGAAGCAGTATGGGCAGAAATGGCTGAATGTGTAGAAGATCAATTTATCTCTTCACGCTACGCTGCTATCGCTAAGGATGAAGGTTTCCACGCTAACATCGGTGGTTGGAAGCTAGAGAAGCTTGTAGAAGGCGGTGCTGAACTACAAGAGCGTATCCTCAGTATGGTTGCTCAAATGCGTACAGATCTTCTAGAGATCTCCCGTCAGAACACCGCTATCGCTGTTTGAATGGTTTACGACCATCTCTGATGGTTTTATCTAACCAATATTCATCAACGTAGTTAACATACTTGTGGTTGGCATCTTTATCAATAAAGGTATTGATGCCTTCTACTGTTACGGGAAAATTTAATATTCTTCCAATATATTTGATATAATTTTCTTTATGAAGAAAAAATGCTTCATGATCTAAAAAGTGGTATTCAATATCTGAGTTTATAATTTCATTATAGTAAGAAAGAGCGGTCGGTAGCGTAACTTCGCCACCGACCCTTTTTTGTTGTAATGAATTAATATTTTGATCTCGTACAATGATTGCAATTGTAGGTTCAACTCCAAGTTCTTTTGCCCTTTCGCAAACTTTAATAATTTTAGGTATTTGTCTTATACCATCGTAAAAAAACGGCACACTTACATTTGTAAGAAAAAATTCTCCCTCAGCAAATTCAAGTTCTTCTGGATAAACCCAATACCTTGCAAAAGGTTCTTCATCGCTAGGAACCCAATACTTATTTTTAAGATCTTCCCATCCAACAACACTAGGATGAAGACTTAGAAGTCTTGCAAATAAATGATTACCCGATCCTTGTGGACCTGTACATATTAAAAGTTTTTTTAAATGCATGGTTTTAATTTACTTGGTGTTGCTGTTTTATTGCATATATCTAATGGATTATAATCTACATATTTGATATATTTTTCATTCGCATCTTGTTCTAAAATAGTGTTCACTCGATCATCATACCAAGCAATGGGAATTCCAATATCAAGAGATTTTAGATATTCTTGTTTATACAAATATAATAATTCATAACTCAAATATGTTGGATTTTTCATTTTTGGAAGTTGATCCAAAAAATGTCTTACTGTACTTTCTTCACGAAGTCTAGACTGTTGATTTCTAAGAATATTTTGATCCCTTCCAATAACAAGAACTTTTGTTTGAATACCAAGTTCTTCTACCGCTTGTGTAAATGCTGGAACATTTGGACACCACTTAGTTCCTTGACTTGCAATACCTAGAGGAACACTAATACTTGTAAAGAAATAATCAGATTGATCCCAGTCAAACTCTTTTAATAGTTCTGTATTTTTCCAACACTGTGCAAATGGTTCTGTAACTCTATGTGCTTCCCAATAATTTTCAAGCAAACTTTTCCACCCAAAAACATCTTCATGGAGGGAAAATATTTTTGACCATAAGTGATTTCCAGATCCTTGTGGTCCAGTAAGTATTGCAATTGTCTTCACAAATTTATTCTTTATTTACAGTAATTATACCATATAAATAATACCAATAAATCAGTTAGAGACATCAAATTCAAACAAAAAATCTTCCGTAAAGAAAGTAAATACTAATTCTAACGGTTGTTATTTTTGAATCCAAAGTCTCTGCTATATAGCAGACTTTTGTTTTTTTGTGAATGGCAAATCCAGTAATTAAAATAAAACGTTCGGCAACTCCAGGAAAAATTCCTACTGTTTCTCAGTTGCCACTAGGAGAATTTGCCATCAATACTTTTGATGGCAAAGTTTTTATTGCAAAAAATGCTGGTGTAAGTACAGAGATTATAGAAGTAGGTATTTCTACAACAACAGTATTGTCTGGTATTATTACCACAACAAATTTAGAAGTTACTAATACAATTAGTGGTATTTCTTCTGGTTCTGTAAAAGTAAGTGTAGTATCTGATAATGGAAACCAATGGCATAATGTTCCATATGTAGATAATGCAACTGGATATCAAACATTAAAATCCAATGGATTAACATATAATCCATATATTGGTAAATTATGTTCTGGTATTGGAAGTTTTGGTTCAATTACTGGAAACATTGTATCTGCCGCAGCAACTATAACTTCGCTTAATAATTTTGTTCTACCAATAGTTGATGGAACTAGTGGTCAAGTTCTTAAAACTGATGGTGTTGGAAATCTTTCCTTTGCAGATGCTTCTGGAGTTAAAACTGCGCCAGTAGAAGAATTTTTTACGGCAACTTCTGGGCAAACAATTTTTACAACTACAGCAACACTTGCTGGAAATTTTATAGAAGTTTTTATAAATGGTGTAAAATTACGATCAACTTCTGATTATACTTCATCAACAAATACAGTAGTATTATCATCTGGAGCATCCTTGCATGATGAAATCGATATTATTGTTTATGCTGGCAATCAAACAGAAACCCAAATAACAGCAACTCAAAATCAAACAATATTTACAACATCATCCAATTTTAGTTCTGGAAATTATATCACTGTTTATGTTAATGGTGTTAGAGTTAGAAGAACAGCAGATTTTACAACGACAACTCCAACAACAGTAACATTTACAAGTGGTTTGAATGCAGGAGATGAAGTTGATATTATCATTAGCTGATAAATAAAGAAAAGTAGTAATATCAATGGCAAACCCTGCTTCAAGACAGGAATTAGTAGACTACGCTAAAAGGCAGTTAGGATATCCTGTATTGGAGATCAATCTTGCTGATGAGCAGATTGAAGATCTAATGGATGATGCTATTCAGATATATCAAAATAGACATATGGATGGTGTCGAATTGATGTATCTAAAGCATAAAATTACTCAACAATTTCTAGATGCAGTTCAGGCAAGAGGATCTAGTAAAACTATTGGTATAACAACAACTACAGGAACGTCCAATATTACTGGAATAGGAACAACAACGTTTTCTTTTGAAGAAAATCAAAACTTTATTCAAATTCCAGACGCAGTTATTGGTGTTGAGCGCGTATGGAAATTAGATAATCGCGCAATCAGCACAAATATGTTTAGTGTCAATTACCAACTATTTCTTAATGAAATTTATTGGTTTAGTTCAACTGAACTTTTAAATTATACAATGACAAAGAGATATCTAGAAGATATTGATTTTATTTTGCATCCAGATAAGCAAATTAGATTTAATAGAAGACAAAATAGGTTATATCTAGATACCGATTATAGTAGTATGAAAGTCGATGATTATATTATCATTCAATGCTATAGGGTTTTAAATCCAAATCAATTTACAAAAGTTTATAATGATCCATTCCTTAAAAAGTATTTTACTCTTTTAATGAAAAAACAGTGGGGTCAAAACCTTATCAAGTTTAGAGGAGTAAAACTTCCAGGCGGAGTTGAACTAAATGGACGCGAAATTTATGAAGATGCTGTAAGAGAATTGGAAAAACTTGAAGAGCGTATGACATATGAGTATGAACTTCCACCATTAGATCTTATTGGATAATGTTAAATCCATTTTTTACCCAAGGTACAAGATCTGAGCAAACTCTTATTCAAGAGTTGATAGATGAGCATATCAAAATTCATGGAATAGAATTTATCTATCTTCCAAGAATATTCGTAAATATAAAATCAATTTTGAGGGAAGTTTCAACATCAAAATTTGATCGCTCTTTCCCAATTGAAGGATATGTTCAAAGTTATGAAGGATTTGGAGATCCATCAAATATTCTTACAAAATTTGGTGTAAGAACAACTGCAGAAATGCAAATTGTTATTTCACAAAGAAGATTTGAAGATAGTATCACTCCACTATTAGAAGGGGTAACTGGATTACCAGATAATCCAACTAGACCATTGGAAGGTGATTTAATTTATTTTCCACTTTCTGACACATTATTTGAAGTAAAGTATGTTGAGAACGATCAACCAGCATTTTTTCAACTTCAAAAAAATTATACCTATCTTTTAAAGTGTGAAGCATTTGAATATGAAGATGAAGTTCTCAATACTGGAATTGATGAAATTGATGATGAATTTGCTTCGTTTGGATACAATGCAACACTAACATTTGTTTCTGCAGGAACAACTGCTGCTGCATTTACTTCATTAGTTAATGGTGGAGTTCATAAAATTACAATTCTTAATGAGGGAACAGGATATACTGCAGATCCTATAGTCCGTATTGCTCCTCCAGGAATAGGTAGAACTGCAAAAGCTATTGCAATCACCACTGAAAATAGCGGTGGTTCTAGATCTCTGCAAGCAATTTATATTACAAATCCAGGATTTGGATATACTACTATTCCAACAGTTCAAATTATTCCTACTGATGGAAGAGGAACTGGAGCATCTGCTGTAGCTGGTATTGGAACAACAGGAACAGTTGGTATTGTCACTATTACTAGCGGCGGATCTAGTTATGTTTTACCACCTACTGTTACATTCAGCTCTCCCGTATCAGGTGGTGTTACTGCTATTGGAACTGCTATATTAAATACTCAAAATCAGTTGCTTGCAATTAGAGTTATCAATGCTGGTTATGGATATACTCAAGCACCAACAATAAATGTTTCTGCTGCGGGAACAATTGGAGTTGGAACTTACCAATACGCGGATATCATTAGAGGAGTATCTACTGGAACAACTGCATTTGTTGCATCATGGAACCAACCAACACTAACAATGAGAGCACGTAATCTAACTGGTAGATTTGCTCCTGGTGAAATGGTTCTTGGTGCTGGAACTACTAGTAAAAGTGTTGCATACATACTAAATACAATCAACTATGATGACGACGATCCTTTTGAACAAAATCAAGAACTTCAATCTGCATCAAATGAAATTCTAGATTTTTCAGAAAAAAATCCATTTGGTGAGGTATAGACATGCTAGGAACATATTTCTATCACGAAATTATTAGAAAAATAGTTATTACATTTGGCACTTTATTTAATAATATTGAAGTAAGGCATAAAGCGGATGACAACGATCAGACTTTAAGTGTTATTAAAGTTCCAATTGCGTATGGACCAATTCAGAAATTTTTAGCAAGAATTGAACAACAACCAAACTTTGAAAGAACAGTTGCGATTACTTTTCCAAGATTAGCGTTTGAAATTATATCCTATCGTTATGATCCATCAAGAAAAGTATCACCAATCACTAAATTTTGTGGGGTAGAAGGAAACAAAATTAAGAAAGTTTTCATGCCAGTCCCATACGATATTGGATTTAGATTGAGTTTTGCATCTAAATTACAAGATGATAGTTTACAAATATTGGAACAAATTTTACCATTTTTCCAACCATCATATTCAGTTTCAGTAAAATTAATTGATGAAATTAATGAAGTAAGAGATATTCCATTTACTTTAAATAATATTTCTTTTAGAGATGAATATGAAGGTAGTTTTGATAAAAGAAGATATATTCAATATGATTTAGATTTTACAGCTAAGACATATTTCTATAACGAATTGCCAACTGATGAAAGCGGTGGCATTATTAAGAAAGTTCAAATCGATTACTCTTCAGCAATTAGAGCTCCACGGGAAGTTAGGTATGTTGCAACTCCATCTGCAACAAAAGATTACAACAATGATCAAACGACCACATTAACTGCAACTTTAGAGGCATCAAAAACTTTAATGAAAGTTACAAGTTCTGCTTCATTAGAAGTTAGAAAGTACATTCAAGTTAATGATGAAGTAATGAGGATTGAAGAGATTGATGGTGTAAATATTATTGTTTCTAGAGGACAATATAGTTCTTCAATTCAAGAACATTACTCTGGAGATAAGGTAGATTTAATTACTATTGCTGATGATGCATTAATTGATCCTGATGATGATTTCGGATTTAATGAAACTAGAACATTCTTCCAAGATTTTAAATCATTTAGTTCAAGTCAAGGAAGTGATGTATAAAGAATGGAAAACACGTTTGATGCTATCGATAAGGCGCTTGATATAAAAGCGGAGATGGTGGAAACTGTCAAAGAAAAACCACCAATAGAAACTCCTGATGATCCACAAAAAGACTATGAATACAGTAGAGCACAATTATATACTCTTATCGAAAAGGGTCAAGAAGCAGTTAGTGGTATCCTTGAACTAGCTCAAGATAGTCAACATCCAAGAGCATTTGAAGTTGCTGGTCAACTTATTAAATCTGTAGGTGATGTTACAGATAAACTACTCGAATTACAAAAGAAGATGAAAGATATTGAAAAACCACAAGCAAATGGTCCAAAAACCGTTAATAATGCACTGTTCGTTGGTTCAACTGCAGAGTTACAAAAAATGTTAAAGCAGGGACTTCTAAATAATGATAAGAAGTAATCAATTTTTAGTGTGAAGGATCACGAAGTTTCAATGGCAAATAGTCAACTTGATAAGACTATTGCTAACGCTAAAAAACTAAAAGCAAGACTTGGCAAGAAGGAGAAAAATATTCCTGCTTGGGTTCAGGCTAAGATTACTGATACTGATCATAATATGGATGCTGCTGCATCATATTCAGTTAAAGAAGATTTGAGGAAGTGGTTTGGTAAAGGTGGTGAAGGTGGAGTTGGTGGTGGTGGTTGGGATAGATATAATACAAAGGGTGAAAGAATTGGTAAATGTGCTCGTGAACCTGGTGAACCAAAACCAAAATGTTTATCTAAAGAAAAAGCAGCGAAGATGTCTAAAGATGAAATTGCTTCTGCAGTGAGAAGAAAACGTAAAGAAGATCCAGTAGCTGATCGTTCAGGAAAAGGAGGAAAACCAGTTATGTCATCGAACAAAATTGATGAGCAATCAGCACAAGACTATCAAAAATTTGATCGTAGAGTGACATCAGCAATGGCAGCGAAATCGCCAGATTTAAAAGTTAAACTTTTAAAACTTGCTGGACAAGCACATCCATCTTCCCAAGTAAAAACTGCAGAGCAGTTTATGGAAGCCTGTTGGAAGGGATATAAGCAAGTTGGAATGAAGAAGAAAGGAAAAAGAATGGTTCCAAATTGTGTTCCAGAAGAAACAGAAATTGATGAAATGATTGCTTTAGCAGCTCCAATTGTAAGAGGAATTGCAGCAATATCAAGAATTGGACAAGGTGTTTCAAAAGCAGGACAGGCATTAAAAACTGGAACACAAAAAGTAGGATCAAAAATTAAAGATGTTGCTAAAACAGCATCAGAAATTTCAGGAGAAATTAAAAAACAACCTTTAGATGCAAAAAAAGTAAAAGGACCAGAATGGAAGAAGGGATTAAAAAAAGCAGGTGAAACTGCAAAATCAGCGATAAGAACTACCACTGGCGGTTTTGCTTCAATGTATGAACCAAGAGAAGAATATATTATGGAAAAAAATGTTCCAACAAATCCTTCGTTATGGTCTAAAGCGAAAGCACAAGCAAGAGCAAAATTTGATGTCTATCCATCCGCCTATGCTAATGGATGGGCTGCCAAATGGTATAAATCCAAAGGTGGCGGATGGAAGAAATCCGCAAAGGAGAGTTATGACGGAACAAGAGAACTACTTTCTTTTAGTAATTTTAGGAAGATCTCTAACGATAGCTTCAGTAATGCGGAGGAAACAGTAAATGAAGTTGCAGCATGGCAACGTAAAGAAGGAAAAAATAAAGAGGGTGGATTAAATGAAAAGGGGAGGAAATCATATGAAGAAGAAAATCCAGGTTCAGATCTAAAAGCACCTTCAAAAAAAGTTGGTAATCCAAGAAGAAAATCATTTTGTGCCCGTATGACTGGCATGAAGAAAAAATTAACTTCATCTAAAACTGCCAATGATCCAAATTCACGTATCAATAAATCATTAAGAGCCTGGAACTGCTGATGAAATCCTTCAAAGAATTTTTATCCGAAAGCGTAAATATTTCTGGAAATGCTTCTGTAGGAACCATTATTGTTAATGGTGGTACGGAAACAGAAACTCCAGTTAAGGAAACATTTACTGCTGAAGTTTTTTGGCATGGAAATTTATATAATATGGTTTTTGAATTGGAAGAAAAAGGTCTTCCAACTAGATGGGAATTGTCTAGAAGATTACAAGAAGAATATCCTGGAGCAGTAGTGCATAACATTTATCCAGATTATTCAAATCCAACATCATTAAAAATTAAAGAAATTAAAAAATATCATCCACTAAGATTGCAATGGGAAAATTGAAATTATATGGCACAATTTAATAAAAATACTCAAGATTTTTTAAATCAAGAAAGAACTCTTTTTGAAGTTAATATGGTCGCCAATAAGAATGGCGAAGTAGTTACTATTGATAATCCATTTCCAGTTACAGGAACTGTTGGAATTTCCACAACATCAGTAGTATCAGTAACGTTACCATCAACATCTACTGATGCATTTGGTAGACAAAGA